CTCCGCCTACATTGATATTGCCGGCGACCCCTAATCCCCCAGATACCGTTAATGCTCCAGTTGAAGTACCTGTAGAAACAGTGGTGTCTGTTACCGCTAATTTTTTTGTCGAAACTTTGCTAGTTGTAGTATCATAAATCAGTGTAGAATCAGCATCGATTGCAGAATAATTACCATTTAAATCTTCTGATAATGCTAGATAATAAACTGTGTTTGATAATACATTATTAACTTGAATATTATCAGCATTGGTACTGGACCCAACTGTTCCCGAAACATAATTACCGCCTATGGTACCAAATATTGTACCACCAACATTTAAATCACCACCTATACCGACTCCACCGGCAACAGTTAAAGCGCCAGTAGTTGTACCAGTGCTACCGGTAAAATTGGTTATTCTAAGATATGTAGTAGCAGTGACCTGTCCTGCTACTCTGGTCCACGATGAAGTGGCAGTAGAGTAGCTATAGGTGATTCCATTAACTACGCTATTTTGTCCATTAGTCGGTGATACAGGGAAACTCATATTCTTTGTCCCCTGTATTTACGTTAATGTCTCAGCGCTGTTTCCATTATTGAACATTGGATTATAAGGCCGCTATTCTAGTTTGGAAATCTGCAAAGCTAGTAGATGCTGCCACCGTTGCTTTCAGCGTTGCCAATGTTATATAGGTGTTGGAACCATTAGCAATAACCGGCCCATTTATATCAATCCAATAACTTGTTGTGCCATCATTGGTATATCTATACAAGGTATCATTGCTAGTGTTGTACCAAATATCTCCTACTGTAGCACTGGCCGGAGCAGTTGATGTGCTCGAACTACGCACACCACCACCAACAATGTGTCCAGAAACGTTAAGTTCGCCGCCCATTCCAACGTCTGTGCTAAAATAGCTAGCACCCGTTACTCCAAGACCACCGCTGGTAATATTAACACTTTGTAATGCTACTGTACTGCTACTAGCTGTACCACCGCTAAATGTGCCAGTGCTTTGCCATACAGGAGCGCTACCAGTGCCGTATACTAGATGCTGTTGTGCTGTACCACCTGCTAAGAACGCTGTTGCGCTAGCACCAGTTTGATAAGGTAAACTTCCAGCTGAACCACCAATAATATTATTGGATTTTACAGCACTGTCAACATACATACTACCGGTACTAACAAAAGCCGTGGTATTTGCAGCACTTTGATAAGCAAACTGCCCGGTTGTTCCGCCTAGTAGGTTTTGTGAATTAACAGCATTACCTACATACATACTGGCTGTGCTAGCAAATCCAGTAGCACCTGGGGCTGTTTGATAAGCAAAATATCCAGCTGTTCCACCTGCTAGGTTAGTAGCTGTGGTAGCTGTTCCAGTTAATGCTCCAAAGAATGTGGTAGCAGTTACAACACCACCAACAAACAAGTTGCCACCAAAACCAGCACCACCGGCAACTACCAATGCTCCAGTAGTTGTTGAACTTGCACCGGTTGTAGCAGTAGCTTTGATTCCACCACCGCTTGATCCAGCGCTTACCCAATATGCACTACCGTCATATAGCCAAGAAGCATATGGTGTACTGGTAGAACCAATCTGTAAACCAGAACTGGCTGCTAGGGCTGCACTGGTGCTGCCTGTACTTAATGTTAATGTCTTATCACCTGTGGCAATGTTATTGCTGTTGACTGTAAATGAAGTTCCATCAACATACAAATCACCTGTTAGGTAAGCACTACCACCAACAAACAAGTTACCACCGATACCAGCACCGCCTACAACTTGGAATGCACCGGATGTAGTCGACGTAGCGTTAGTATTACCTGTTACTGCAATATTACCTGTGGTAAATGTTGTACCATTGTAAGTTAATCCACTACCAAATGTTGTAGCACCTGCTCCACTTTGATATGGAATTTGGTTTGTACTGCCACCAATAATGTTATTGGCATTAACAGCACTATTAACATAGATACTACCGGTGCTAGTGAATGCTGGGGGCGATCCAGCACCAGCACTGACCAATAACCATCCGGCTGAACCTTGTCCAAGGAAAGCAGTGGTATTAGCTGCACTTTGATATACCAATGCACCATTACCTGATCCATTACCTAATAAATTAGCAGCATATCCAACTTGTTGTGTTGAAGTATTACCTGGATTTAGGATATTGGCTACAGCAGCATTTCCGACATACATACTAGCGGTGCTAGTAAATGCAGGTGCGCCATTTGTAGTTGCTTGTAGGAATTGCCCTGTTGTACCACTACTAGCGAAAGCTGTTGCTCCTGCGGCAGTTTGATACGCTAGTTGTCCCTGCGATCCGCCTGCTAAATTAACAGCAGTAGTCATCAGTGTTGATGTAGTGAGTAATACTGTAGCTACATTAGAAGAAACAGTGGCACTTAGACCGGTACTAAAATTAATTGTACCAGCACTGCCCTGGCTAACTCCAAGGCTTTGAATAGTCAATGCGCTGGCTGTACTAACAGCATATCCACCTACAAAAATGTTAGTTGCTGTAATAACACCACCAACAAACACACCACCAGCTACACCAACACCACCAGCTACCTGTAGAGCACCAGTATTTGTACTAGTAACACCAACAGTAGAAGTAACATTGGTAGTAGTAAATGTGCCTGTATTAGCAACAATTTTGCCAACACCAATAATATCACCGCCGCCCATATCAATGTCACCGCCATTTGCTCCAGCAATAGTCAGTGTTCCGCCGATATATAAGTCTTTACCAACTGCTAATCCGCCAGCTACCTGCAATGCTCCTGTAACTGTTGATGTAGCATTAGTTACACCCGGAACAATAATGTTAGTAGCGGTAAATGTAGTACCGTTAAATGTTAATCCACTGTTAAATGTTGTGGTGCCTGCAGCACTTTGATATGGAATTTGATTAGCAACACCACCAAAAATGTTTTGCGAACTAACGGCACCGTTAACATACATACTACCGGTGCTGGTAAATGTTGGTGTTCCATTGGTTGTTGCTTGTAAGAATTGACCTGTTGTACCAGAACTAAATGCTGTTACTCCGGCCGCACTTTGATATAATACCGATCCAGCTGTACCGCCGTAGACTTTTTCAGCATTAACAGCACTGTTAACATAAATGCTACCTGTGCTGGTATATACTGGAGCTCCATTAGTTGTTGCTACTAAAATCTGACCTGTTGTGCCTGAAGTAAATGCTGTTACTCCAGCAGCACTTTGATAATGTAAGCTACCTGCAACTCCGCCAAATAGTGTTTGTGCATTGACAGCACTATTAACATACATACTACCAGTGCTGGTAAACGCCGGGGCGCCATTGGTAGTGGCCTGTAAGAACTGTCCTGTAGTGCCACTACTAGCAAAAGCAGTAGTATTAGCTGCACTTTGATATGCTATCTGTCCTTGTGATCCTGCCAGTAAATTAGCAGAATAGCCAACTTGTTGTGTACTGGTGTTACCTGCATTTAGAATATTGGCAACAGCAGCATTACCTACATAGATACTGCCTGTACTGGTATATACAGGAGTGCTAGTTCCACCGCTTACTAAAATCTGTCCTGCTGTTCCTGGGCCAACAAATCCTGTTGTATCAGTTGCACTTTGATATACTAGCTGACCTGCTGTTCCGCCAACAATATTGTTTGCCTTTGAGGCTGTGCCAGAGAACGAACCAACGAATGTTGTGGCTGTAACTACACCGCCAAAATAACCGCCGCCATTTACGCCAATACCTCCAAATACTCTTAACGCACCTGTTGCGGTACTATATGTGCCTTCTGCACTACCGGCAAATACTCGACCTGTTTGGAATGTACCAAATGTGGCAGTAGTAAAATTACCACTGGCATTTTCAGCACCTGTTTCATACCATGTTAAGTATTTGGTAGCATTATTTAATACCAATGCAGCATTGTTATCTGCGCCTGCATAGTAATGGAATCTTAGACCAATGTCTTTACCATCATCTACTGCCCACTGACCATTTACTCCAGTTGGAGGAACGTGTAATTCGATAATATTATCTGTGTAGTATGTGTTTGTACTGATAATATTTGTAGTTGTACCTTGGAATACTGCGTTACCTTTAAATGTAACATCACCTTGCACCACTAATGTCTTATCAATCCACGCACCACCTGCTACATATAATGAGTTGCTGGTGTTAGTACCTGTGTCGCCCGAGGTGCTATTAACTCTTAGTGCTCCGCCTGTGGTTAGATTGGCTGAAAAATAGCTGTCGCCTGTTACACCAAGTCCGCCACTGGTAATTGTTACACTTTGATTAGCTACTGCTGTATTGCTGGCAGTTCCACCACTAAATGTTCCTGTGCTTTGCCATACCAGTGTATTACTTGTTCCATAAACCAAGTGTTGTTGTGCTGTTCCTCCTGCTAGGAATGTAGTTGCATTAGCACCACTTTGGTATGGTAAGCTGCCTGCTGCACCGCCTAGGATATTAGCAGCATATCCAACCTGTTGTGTACTGGTATTACCTGCATTTAAAATGTTTGCTACGGCAGCATTGCCAACATACATACTGGCTGTGCTGGTAAATGTAGGTGCTCCGTTAGTTGTTGCTTGTAGGAACTGTCCTGTTGTACCACTGTTAGCAAAAGCTGTTGTTCCAGCAGCGCTTTGATAAAGAATTTGTCCCTGTGATCCGCCAAATAGTGTTTGTGCATTGACAGCACCATTGACATACATACTACCAGTACTGGCAAATGCTGTTGCTCCTGCACCAGTTTGATAAGCAAAATAACCAGCTGTACCACCTGCTAGATTAACAGCAGTAGTCATTAGTGTCGAAGTCGTTAACAATACTGTGGCTACATTGGAAGAAACACTAGCACTTAGTCCAGTGCTGAAGTTAATGGTAGCAGCCGTTCCTTGGCTAACACCAAGACTTTGAATTGTTAATGAGCTGGCTGTACTGACTGCATAACCGCCAACAAAAACGTTAGTGGCGGTAATTACACCACCTGCATAAATTCCACCGCCTACTCCAATGCCGCCGGCTACGGTTAATGCACCAGTAGTTGTACTGGTAACGCCTAAAGTGGAACTGATATTGGTTGTAGTAAATGTACCTGTATTAGCTGTAATTCTACCAACACCAACAATGTCACCGCCAGCTAAGTCAATATCACCGCCACTTGAACCTGCAATAGTTAATGTTCCACCAACGTATAGGTCCTTGCCAACTGCCACACCACCAGCTACCTGTAATGCTCCAGTAACGGTTGAGGTAGCATTAGTTACACCAGGAACAATAATATTAGTAGCAGTAAACGTAGTACCATTAAATGTCAATCCACTATTAAATGTAGTGGCACCTGCACCGGTTTGGTATGGAATTTGATCTTTAGCGCCGCCGGCTATATTGGTAGCTGCTGATGCTGTTCCAGAAAATGCTCCAATAAATGTTGTTGCAGTAACGGTCCCACCGACATATATACCGCCACCTACACCAACTCCACCTACTACTTGTAATGCACCTGTTGTGGTGCTAGTAACCCCGGTATTATTGGTAATATTCAGATAGGTAGTTGCAGTGACCTGCCCAGCAACTCGTGTCCATGCTGTAGTTGAAGTGCTGTAGGAGTACGTTATTCCGTTTACTACTGCTGTTTGTCCGTTTGTGGGCGACGTTGGAAATGACATAATATTTGTTCCTTAGTGTTAGGTTTAATTTAATGTATTTATAAAATAACGCATTCTCGGTATTCCATTAACATAATTTTATAAATGTAGAGCCACCACTGGCCCTGTAATATCTATCCAGTAAAAAAAGTTTGATCCATCATCAGTGTATCTATACACAACATCATTTGTAGTATTGTACCAAATATCTCCTACGGTAGGATTTTGTGGAACGGTAGATGCAGTTGTGGTTCTCACACCGCCACCTATAATTCTACCACCTACATTTAGGTTGCCGCTGATGCCAACTCCGCCTTCTACCACTACAGCACCGGTATTGGTTCCGGTAGATTCTACACCACCAATAACTTTAAGGCCAGGGCCAGGGCCAGTATTGGCCAATATAGTAGATACGCCTACAGTTCCTGTGCTAGGGCCACCGGGTGTAAGACTAAGCTGAAATCTTGTAGGACTTATCACAGCAGGAACATAGTAGGTTGTTCCAGATACTAATCCAAGCCCTGAAGTTTGAGGGATAACTATTTCCCCGCCGCTGAATGCGTGTACGCTGTCTGTTAAAAAGCTAACACCATTAAAACTCAATATGCTAATAGTAGCACTAGAACCATTGATACTAACACTGCCGCCAACACTGACATTGTTAGTTATTCTTGCGCTACCTGTTAGTATTCCACCGCTTATAGAAAGTTTAGCTACCGATAATGTTTGATTACCTGCATCGTAGGTTAAAGAAGTATCGGCATCTAGTGGACTATAATTTCCATCTTTGAGCTCGCTTAGTGTTACGTAGTAACTGGTAGTAGAAAGAAGATCTACATTATTAATCTGCACATTGTCGGCGTTAATACTACTGCCAACTGATCCAGAAATATTATTACCACCTATGGTACCAAATATTGTACCACCTACATTTAAATCACCCGCAATACCTACTCCGCCTGCTACAGTCAATGCACCGGTATCAGTACTGGTACTGCTGCTAGTGTTGAGTATTATGATTGAAAAGGTAGTGGTATTACCCGAATATGTAACGGTTTGCAGTGTAGAAGTGGTTAAAACAGCACCGCCTCTGGTATATACTGTACCACCGACCCAAAGGTCTTTAACAACCGAGGCGCCGCCGACAACGTGAAACGCACCGGTATAGGTATTAACGGCATTAGTCGTTGATTCAATTGTGGCGGTTGTTGAGACCACCAGACCATTTTTGACTACAAAGTCAATATTATTCAGAGCCATTAGTTTCCCTCTCCACTATAACGGCTTAGGTTATATAAAGAGTATTTATACGTTTAGGATAAAGTATTCCACAAAGCAAAACAGGACCTTTCGGTCCTGTTTTTGCCTAGCTATGCTATATTAACAATAATTTTCAATACTGGTTATGATACTTTGACGTACTACCTGAATATTCATAGCACTAGTAGAATAGTTAGGAGTAAATGTTATTTCAACATTTCCGCCGTTAAACCCACCGCTGAATGTTCCAAGTTCTCCAGTTGTAGTTACAATACCATACTCACTCATATAAACATTGGTACCATCTTGGATAACCATGATTTCTTGAGTGTGTATCTTACCACCGTTGTCAGTGAGTTGAACCATATACTTGGCACTGGTATAAGTACCGCTATCCCAGCTGTCGATAACCTGTGTCCAGCTTCCGTTGAGTCCAGTATAGCTTCCGCCACTTTGCATACTGTTGACAATGAACACACCGTCAATTGACTTGCCTTCTGGGCTTTCGCCACCAACATCACCGCCGTTGTTCATACCAGCATAGAGCACACCGCCTACTGCAACATCGCCTAGTGCTTTAATAGCACCACGGACTCCTAACGATTGACTTGTTTGATCAAGATCCTTACCGTATATATCCACACTGTTATCGGTACTAGTAATAGTTAACGATGTGGCAGTAAATGTTCCAGTAATATCAACATTATTGAACCTTGCGGTACCTGTTGATATGATGTCCATAAACTGGCTGCTTGTGCTAGACAGTTTCTTTCCACCTAAGTAGATATCATTGGCAATGTAAACACTGTCGTTAAATGTTGCTGTTGTTCCAACATACAAGTCTTTCTGTATGCTAGCACCACCGTTTGTGTAGAACGAAGTAGCGGTGTTTGTATCGGCCAATGTAGGATAATCATTATCAATCCAAACCATTCTACCAAAATAAGCCCCGCCGTTTGGTACCAGTAGAGCTGCGTCGGTTGAATTATTATATCCGCCTTCTGTACCATCAACTAGTAGAGTAGCAGTTTCAACAAATGTTGCCGTTACATTGTTAGCAAAGATTGTGCCTGTTGAATGAACATCGGCAAATGTACCTGTGCTACCAGTAATCTGGTCAACACCGTCTAGGCTGTTACCCTGGACATACAGTGTGCCTTGAACATACAAGTCTGCGTTAATATACGCATCTTTGTCAACATATAGTCCACCAGCAATACCAACTCCACCAACAACCTGTAGGGCACCTGTTGCTGTTGTATTGGTCGAACTAGCTGCTGTTCCTTTAATAATCACACTGTTATTAACTGTTAGTGTGTTATTAAATGTTGTGGTACGAGTTAGTTCTTTGGTAGCTGAGTTATAAACTACTAGTGTTGTTGCTGTGCTGTCATCGCGTAATGAGTCAACATAGAACTTACCGGTGTCGTCGTAAACTTTAGTACCGTTAGGTAATGCTAGAGTACCATCGACTCCATATACCCACTCATTGTCGGCTTCACTAGTTTTGATTAGAACACGAGATTTAGCATCAAGGACTAGGTCTCTATCGCCGCCTCCTACTCCGTCTTCTTCACGAAGATTAGCGGTACTATCAAACTGAACCTGACCGGTAGTTGAAGTGAATATTAAGTTGTCGCCAAGCCCTAAGTTCAATCCGATATTGGCACCACCGTTTGGTAGGTTTAATGCTGCTCCATCACCATTATCATAGTCATAGTTGGAGTCAATATAAACCATCTTCTTGGAGTAGATACCACCGTTCTGAACATCTAGCGCAATGTTGCTTTCGGTTGAATTACCACCTTCGCTACCGTCAATTATAATGCGATCAACACCAGTAATATTACCACCAGTCATAGTGATGTCACCACCAGTTCCGCCGGTAACTTCAAGAGCACCGCTGACTGATAGTGTAGCACTAACACTATTGTAGGTTAAACCACTGTCGTCTGTTAATTCGTGATTACCATCACTGAATACGACACGACCACTGGTTAAGTTATCAGCACGTACAGTCGGTGCTTCAAAATAACCACCGTCTAATATTGCGTTACCACTAGTATCTAGTGTGAAAGTATTGGCACCGACTTCTAATGTAACACCGTCGCCGTTTACATAGATATATCCAGTGTTATCATAGTTTAACTGTGCGTAGTAGTCAGAGAATAATTCAATTCCTAGACCACTATCGGCAGCAACTGCTGTTTCTGCGTCACCTGGGTGATTGGTAGTAGTAGACCAAATTGTAACTCTCTTTACTTTGAAAGTTTCGTCATCGGCATTATACTGTAGATCGCTAGTGGCTGTGGTTTGACCGTCAGCTTTCTGATACAGGACACTCCACTGTGGTCCATCAACGTTGGTTGCTGTTGTAGCACGACCAACTACTGTTGCGCTGGCACTGGCCCAGGTAGCTGTGCTACCAGCGCTTACCCAAGTTAAAACTTGATTATCTGCTGTTCCTGCTGGTAGGAATGCTGTTACACCATTTGCAGTTTGAATTGGAATCTGCCCAGCACTGCCTTTGTTTAGGTTATCTGCTTGTGTAGCAGTACCATGTAGCTTGTTATGAGTACCAGTTTCATCTTGTAGATAGATATCACCAGCTACTCCAATGCCACCTGCTACAATTAGCGCACCAGTTGTAGTATTAGTAGAAACTGTAGTATTAACTAGTTCAATAGCACCAGTCTTAAATGTGCCGTATGTTGTACCAGTAAATACACCACCAGCACTTTCTGTACCATCACTGAACCATTCTAGATAACTGCTGTCGTTATGGAAACCCAAGAATGCGTTTTTGTCAGCACCTTTGTAGTAGTGGAAAATAAAACCAATGTCCTTACCATCATCTACGCCCCAGGAGTGATTGTTTAAGTCACCGCCGTTTGGTGTGTGCATGTTAATGATGTTGTCTGTATAAACTGTATTGGTAGAATAAACATAAGTTGCTGTACCATTAAATGTTACATTACCGCCAAATGTTGTATCTCCGGCAACTACCAATGTCTTGTCAATCCAAGCACCGCCTGCTACATATAGTGCATTGCTAGTATTTGTTCCTGTATCGGCAGCAGTGCTCTTGACAATCAAGTTATCGCCAATGTAAACACCGCCTGTTACCTGTAAAGCACCGTCACCAGCATTTGTGGCAGTTTGTGTGCTATCGATGATTGCCTTTTTCTTAACATAAAGGCCACCACCTGATACATTTAGAGCAGGATCAGCAGCATCGCCGTCGTTAGTATCTTCAATTCTAACAGATAGACCAAATCTAGCACCACCAGATGCTACATCTAGTGTACCACCCGAAGCAGTACCAGCTGTTGCTCCGCCAATTATTACATTGTTATCAATATAAGCACCGCCACCACTAACAAATAATGCGGCCGAGCTGCTTGTTGCTGCTGTTGTACCGTCAACATAAACATCTTTCTTGATATAAGCACCGCCTGCGGCTACTCTTAACGCACCGCCTGCTGCTGATGTTCCGTTATCTGTGCTATCGATTTGTAAATCTTTATTGATGTATGCGCCACCGGCACTAACAAATAATGCGGCCGAGCTGCTTGTTGCTGCTGTTGTACCGTCAACATAAACATCTTTCTTGATATAAGCACCGCCTGCGGCTACATTTAATGCGCCACCCGATGATGTTCCGTTAGCTGATCCATCAATTTTTAGATCGTTATAAATGTAAGCACCACCAGCACTAACATTTAATGCTGGATAGCTACCAGTAGCACCGCCAGTGTCGCTTAATTTAACACCACCGTTGCTAACGCCTTTAATTTCTAATGCAGCAGCATTGGTACTATCATTATAATTGGTTAATTTTAAGATACCGTCGTAATCAAAAACCAATTGATTCAAGTTTGAACCATCATCTGTTTGAAAACGAACACCGTCAGTTCCGTTTGTAGTAACTTCAGCGTAAGAGCCGGGTCCGCCGTATAGACCGCCATTAAAAAACAAAGTAGCAGCATCGTCAGAACCAACCAGTGTTTTGTCGGTACTTGAAGCTTTAAATGTTAAATCATATCCGGTGTTTAATCCAGTGATACCTTCGTTACCGTCAATAACGATATTGCTGACTGTGCTAACGCCGTCAACCACCATTGTGCCTGTGCTGTGGAAGTTACCACTGCTGGCTTCAACAGCAAAGTTGTTGTTAACATTTAAGCTACCGTCAACATTTAATGTACTTTTTAGTACGCTAGGACCGTAGACAGTAGCACTGCTTCCGATCAATATGTCCTTAGCGAACGCGGCACCACCATTCACTTGTAATGTGCCGGTGTTGCCAGTTGATGTAGATACCGGGTGAGCCGTTCCTTGAACGATTAATCCCGATTTTACAATAAAATCTTTAGAAAGTAGTGCCATTTTTCAATTTCCTTTAGTTATAAGTTTATGAGGCTAGTCCCGTCCTCAACACTTTAATATTTTTAGCAGTTGGATAGTAAGGTGTAAAATACAATCTCACTATGTCATCTATTTGAACGTCTGCTTCAAATTCTCCCATCTCCCCATTTGTAGTTAATACAGCGTATTCTGTTGCATATACTGTACCTATATTATCTACTAACAGCAATATTTCAATAGTTTGAAAGTCTGCTGTAGGTCCATCGCCTTCGTCTATTTGTATTAGATACTTGGCTGACCTAAATTGGTCGACTGAATAAGCATCTATTACTACAGTTCCAGTGGTATTTACCAAAATCAGGGTAGAATCGAACACTGCGTCCATGATTTTAACCGATTCCGAAGTCAATCTTCCCTCTACCCAAATATCCCCACCTACACCTATTCCTCCTTCTACCAACAACGCACCTGTGGTTGTACTGGTCGACTCTGTGGTGTTTAAAATTATTACTTGGTTGGTAGTAGTATTACCAACATCAGTCACTCTCTGCAGGTTAGGTGCCGGTGCATATTGGTTAATGGTAGCAGTGGTAATAATTTCAGCACCATTAATGGTGCTGGTTGTTCCGGCATTAATTGCTCCGCCAACTCCTATACCGCCGGCAACTACTAGTGCTCCTGTAGTTGTACTGGTTGATTGTGCGCTGCCGCCTACAGATAACGGACTGGTCTTTATCCATGCCGCTCCGTTCCATACCCAAGTATTGGATCCAATTGTCCAGGTGTCACCCGGATTAGGATTGGGGGGAAAATTTAATTCTGCCATATTTCTACTCTTTGTTCGTTAATCATTTTTATATTGCCGATGTAAACTGTATCCAGAACGTACTGGTTCCGTCTTTAATATATTGCAATTCGACTCCAAAATTAGGATCAATCCAAAAGTCTCCGACTCTGGGATTCAGCGGTGAAGATGTTGATATTGTGACTCTTGGGGTATATAATAGATAATTCTCATCAGGATTGCCGTTCATACTGTAAATACTGCCTGGAACATTTAATGTGCTGGTACCTGTAACAAAATAAGTGCTAGTCGATTCATTTGTTGTTACATATGTTAATGCACTATCGCTATCTATTGGGCTATAATCCCCTATTAATTCACTTAATCCTAGATAATATGTCTGCAATGGAACGGTGTCATTGATAAACACATTGTCACTGTTAGTAGCCGTGTTAGCTATCCCTGCCGATAATCCGCCAATGTCGGCCCAGGTTGCTGTGGTACCATTACTGGTCAGTACAGTATTGTTAACACCAATTGGAATAAATTGTGTTTTGCCGGCAGCGGTTTGATACGGAATACTACCTAATACTCCACCTGCTAAATTAGTTGCAGTGGTAATAGTACCTGTGATTAGGTATCGAACATTCATTCCGTTATAGAATGTAGCCATACCTGTAACCATTAAGTCCCCGGTAATGCCTACACCTCCTAGCACAGTCAATGCACCATACGGACTGAGACTGTTTATCTTACCACCGCTGATATACGCTCCAAATCCAGTTCCATCTACTGGTTGAGTTAGCGCCTCGTCGTAATAGATACTGAAAGTTGTAGTACCTAAATAACTGCCCCAGAAAATTTGATTGTTTAATTCAGTTGTTCCGACTATTTCTGTTAGTACAACTTCTGTTCCTGTGCTGATTTCGTGTGTGCTGTCGATATGAATCACTACCGGATTGGTATTGTCTACACTTAATACGTCTGTTAGATATATAGTGGCGCTTACTTCAGTCCCTAATCCAATACCAGTATTACTGTTAAGTTGAAGATATCCATCACCGTCATAGTAAAACACACTACCGATGTTGACCTGATTGTCCAAGCCGTCAACTAGATTATCTCCGCCTATGCTGATATTGGCAGTACCCCGAGTCATGTTGTTACCAACTTCATGCCCAAGGAATATGTTATAACTGCCGGTGGTTAAGTTAACAGCAGTTCTATCACCGATAAGTAAATTTTGTTTACCATTAATAATGCTACGACCTGCATCAGTTCCGATAGCAATATTGTCATCCCATACTGTGTCAATATACACTGTTCCACTAGTTACATAACTGGTATATCCTACCCCAGTAACAGGACTGCCTAAATTAATATCAGAATATAGAGCAATAGTTGTAGTGCTTAAAACATTGATATAATAATTATTACCATTAAGTTCAACTGTTCCATCGATGCCATCGATAGTAATTAATGTTCCAGTGGTTAATCCATGTCGTGGAGCAGTGACTACTACAGCAGGCCCACCAATTGTGACATTGGTAATTGTTGCTGCTGTTAATAAATGGTAAACTCCTAAATTTTTAAGAGCACTGTCCCCAATAGCAATAGAGTTATTAATTTGTGTGCCGGAACTAAGAGCATAGCGACCAATTGCAATGCTTTTATAACTGGTACTAAGCCCATTTAACGCATCGTACCCAATAACAATGCTTTCTTGTCCATTGAAGTCGTCATCTGTTTGCGGTACAGCAACACCTTGTATAACAATATTATTAAGGCCTTGCCATCCTTGACCAATTGTTAATCCGTTAACATGTATATCTTTTTCTGTCCATAACGCATCACTGATTCCAATGCCGCCTTTGACAATTAGTGCGCCTGTATTTGTACTAGTACTGGCTGTTCCACCGGCTACAACAACAACTCCGGTACCGGTTCCTATTAATTTTATATCTTGATCGGCAATATTACTGAATACAGTACCCGAACTAAATTCTAAATTACCCAGGCTGGATCTATAACTGGTACGCAATAAGTTGTCGGTAACTAATGTGTAGCCAGTGCTGGTAGTAGGAGTAGGCGGTAATTGGGGTTGCGCACCTTTAAGGTCAATAAACTGACCGCTTCCGCCGCGTCTTAGAGTTGATCCGCTTAGTAATGATGGCATCGTATTTCTCTATTATGAATTTGCAGTTTCTAATATACTTAAAACCAGTTGCAGAGAATTTTCATTCCCAGCATAAGCATAAACTTTATCTAAACTTTCTATAATTAGTTTTCCTGTCAATGGTGTTCCTGCGTCGTTTTCTGGAATTGCAAAATCTTTAACTAGGTAACTGGTTGTTAATCCCGGTTGAGCACCAAATCCTTGAGCATCTGCTAGAACTGTTCTGTATCTGTAGTGTTGAAAACTAACAGTTTGTGTAGTAGTAGTTAAGTTAGCCACCTGTGCCATTAGCACAATAGCAGTAACACCAATCGGTGCTGCATAAACTGTGGCTGTGGTATTGGTAGTTAATACTGCTGTCTTGGTTAAAAATTTATTTAATGGTAACTGTGCCATTTTATGTCATCCTATTATTCAATTGCCAATATGAACGGAGTCATATTTGCGTATAAACTTTGTACAAATGTTCTTCCACTTAGTACTCCGGTTGCCTGACTAATGACTAAACCTCGTCCTATACGGAAGTCACCGTTTTGATCAGTACTGGTAAAGAATACTTTTCCTCCATCTAGCGGTATTGTTTCTTTACTTTGAACAGGATCTAAAATTCCTCTTTGAGGTAGAGCACCATAGTTAGTCCCTGCTCCTACATATTCAAACAAGTATCCGCTGGCACTGATGTAACTGCGCTGGTAGAAATTAACTGTAGAACCATCTGGGAACAGATCTGTTCTGGTAACAGCTTCGCCTAGTTCTACTATGTGATGTGTTCCTGCTCTTGACCAATAGCTTAATCCGCTCATTACACTATTATAGTTGCCACCTGTTTCTAAATCATAGATTAATCTTTGAATTATTATTTTAGTGTCTCTCTTACACTTTGTATCAATATAATCTATTTGAGCTTGTGTTAGACCGGAAAAAACAGAGGGCTGTACAGCGTGAACATATGCGGTTACTTCATCTGCCAAGAAGTCTAAATTTTCTTCAATTAGTGTAATAGCAGAACCTGCTCCGCTGGTTATTGTTCCCGTTTTTGTTACAGAATTTGCCGGAACCACTGCTTTAGCAGCAGTAATATTGGCAGCTCCTATGATGTTGGTTATATTGGCAAATCTAGTATTGATAAATGACGTAGCACTACCGCCTCCTGTAACTAAAGGCAATACAACTTGACTACTGGTTGTCATATATGTAGGAGATACGGTAGTGTTACTAATAACGTTGTTAGTTAAAGTGTTTAAGTAAACCATACTAGCAATATGCGCAGACACCTGATTACTTGTGGGCCCTTGATACAAGTTCATATCACTCGGCGGTACTAAAATATTGTTGTTTAATTCATAAGGATTAGTAGCAACAGTGCTGCTCAATACTGTATAATAACTCTTACCGCAGAAATACAGTGTGAAGTAAGTAGGGTTGGTAGGATCTCCTGCGGTTCCAGTTGAGGCTGGATACAAGGCTTTATTAAATGTAATAGCATTATAATTAATATCAGTTACTATGGTTCCTGTACTGGCATACCATACGCCATTATCATCGTACTGTCTACCAAACTGATCTCTAATATAAACGTCATTACCTACAGCGATGTCTGTTGTGTCAACGTTTCTTAAAATAATTGTAGAAGTTGTTAGTGTTCCAGTGCTGGGTTGAGCATTTAAAAATCCAGGAAAACTTTGTTCGTTAATATGACCTGCAGGTGGCTCAACTTCCATTATCAAAGAAATGTGCGGTCTGTCTGCTGTGTCCGGTAAGAAAACTTCAACTTTTCCAGCATTGGGCCAAAAACCAGTAGGATAGAATTGATCTAGCCCTTCTGCTCCTGGACTAAATGGATAGGCTCTATAGGAAGGATTAAACACGGTACCACTAAAAGCCCTCGGTCCATATCCTTTGGCAACTAAACATTGATCTCCGAAGTTGCTGTTACTGTTTGTAATAGACGCTATACCACCATTTTCCACTAGTACAGCAGTAGAACAGAAAATTGTAAACACCGAAACTAACTGGGCATAACCATTATTAGTAATGTGAATACCTTTTCCACCTTGGTTAACCTGCGTATAGGCATCATAAACAAATGATTGAATAGGACTGATGTCGCTGATAACAGCACCATCCACTAAACTTCCACCCATGGCCCCTATAGGATCAACTTTTCTTTGATTCCAAGTATTTGAATTTCCTGTGTATGCTAAACTCAATTCTTCAACTTCGAAGTCTTGTTTAGGAAATACATATGTATCGCCGAAATAAAGAGTGGCATTATTTCCAAAACCTATTGTAGCAGTACTAAGACCAACAGTATAAACTTGATTGGTATTGGTAACAGATATTACAGTTGGAGATATTTTAACATCTGATCCATTTATACCAGTTAAAGCAAATAAACCACCACCGGCATACACCGGAGGAGCAGCACTAACTCCATTGTTTATAATATCAGTAATAATATTAAAATTACGTTTGACTGCTTCCTGGGGCATATAATCCCCGCCATATTGGAAGAAAGTGTTTATAACTTGATTGCTAGTTACGCCTGTAAACGTATTTGTACAAACAGTGTTAGCAATAACCTCTAGGCTGCGATCTCTAGCATAATTTATAGCATTAGTAGTTGTGGTTAGTTGATGAGAAACATAGTTATAACCGCGATTCCAATAGCTTAATCCGGCTTCGAGACTTTTTTGATTACCGCCTAGTAGAATATCTTGACTAACCGCATCAATGATTAATCCAATATCTCTGTAACATTTATCTGTATTATAGGTAAATCCTGGATAGTTGGCAGTAATCCACTCGATGGTATTTTCTTGAATAAATGCTCTGTTGGCCTGCATCAGTATCTCTGCGCTAACAAATGCTGCGTCAGGACCCGTGCTTTTATAAACATCCGGTGAATTAACTGGATCGGTTATAGTTGCTGTTACTATTCCATATAAAGTAGCAATAGATGCTGTAGATATATCACCATCAGTTAGAACCCAATTGATAACCTGTTGTGCTGTATAACCGGTATAGGTGTTAGTACAAGTAGTATTGGTAACAATTTCTAAACTACGATCTCGTAGATATTCAATTGCTGCTATGGTTTGTGTTTCTTGCCCGGCAATTACACTAACCACTCCGTCGTAATAGGCTAATCCGCTTTCTACTGATTTTTCATTGCCACCAAATGCAGCATCATATGCTGTATTTTCTACTAAAATGCCAACATCTCTATAGCATTTTTCTCGATTATATTCAAATCCAGGGAATAGATCATCGACACGAGCAACCACCTGCTGCTGTAGGAAAGGTTTGTTTGCCAATAGCAATGTTCTAGCATTAAAGAATCCTGGATTTTGTTGTCCAGCATTTACACTCATTCCTACTGCTATTGTTCCCGAACTTACATTAACTACTAATGTTGTTGTATTAGAAATCCAAGTTCCGGTTCCTACAGCAGCGGGTATCTGTACAGTCTGATTAGGGACAAACATTGTGCCATCTCGTAACCACGGTCCGCTTTGATTTGTACAGTTTTGAATATAAGGACTGTGGAATAGATTAATACGATCATTGCCTTCCAACGGAGGGAATGCCGTAGCATATGCCCCTCTATTGAATCCTGGAGCGTAATCACCTTCTAACAAACCGCTACGACCGTTTAAGAACTGCATAAATGCTAGATAACACCCGGAGTTCATATGGAATAGGTCTTGTGTTTTGTTGATAGGTTCGACACTACAAGTTCTTAAATCTGACCCTACAATACTGGTATAAGGTTTTAGTTGTAGTGGATTATCTTCTAAATAATGTCCAGGGGCTACACGAATTTGTGTTCCAGATTGATAATAAGGACTGTTTAATGCCCCACCGATAGTACGGCAAGCACGACCGGCATCCATAGCACGACCATCATTTGTATCATCACCGTCCATAGTAACATACAGAATATTAGTTACTACCGGAGCAGTTCCAATTGGATTAGTTCCCCTAACTCTTAAATCACCAAATACATCTACTTGTCCAGCACCTAATGCTAATGTACTGGTCTTTGAATCGGAATCTAAATATTTGGAATAAATGGTTTCTAAATAAGAACCTGTAAAGTTATTAATAGAATAAACTTCACCACCGAGGACAATATTCTCAGAAATTGCAGCGCCACCTTTTATTATCATTGCTGCATTATCAAGATCTACGGTTGTTACTGTAGATACAACTTCTAATTTGTCAGTTGATAATATTCCTCGTAAAGGATTGTAAGTTAGTCCCGGAGGATTATCAAGCGATGCATCACTGGTATTATCGATGAATAATGAAGCATTTCCGGTTCCAGGAGTAAATGCTAGGTAATAAGGATTATCATCATTGGTTGCCTGAATTAGTAATTGTGTAGATGTTGTTGCTGTCAGTGCTGTACTAATTCTACCATAGATAAAACCACCTACAGATAAATCTTTTTCTATACCAACACCGCCGGTAAAATATGCTCCACCTAACTGACGTTCTGCTGTTGTACTATAAATTGTTTGATCAATTGTTGCCGGATCGGCACCCGTAGGATTAAGAATATTTCCTACGTTGTGATCGGCCGGATTGGTTCCACCTGTAGTTCCAACAATAACTCTACCCCCGGTAACAACAACATTACCGGAATCAATTGTTATGTTACCCGATACAACCTCAACATTACCTTGAGATACAGTGACCTGCCCACCAGTTGACGGTGTTAAAACAATATTACCGGCAGGAGAGCTAATGGTTTGATCGCCAGTAGATTTTACATTTTTAGAACCAGTAGTGCGGGCCATCTATCTTTTTCCTTTAGAGTATTTATTAGTTTAATGAATTCGCAGTTCCACGGCATCCACCATTACAGGATCGCGATGAGGCCAATGTGGATGAGCACGAAACCTAAAGATTATACCAAACGTTAAATTCTTAATATCGTCAATAGTCAACGTGTCAGCTTTCCACATATCCGTAGAACTTCCATATATTTTAATTGGAGCGATGGGTAATGTAGCACGATTCTCCCCAATACTCTCACCATCAAGGCACAGTTCCACAGTATCATCGGTGGCTCTGCCGTATCGTTGTGTAGTAAGTCTTGCTTCTATCCCAGATATAGTCTCTGGTAAATTGGTAAATTGAAATCCAGTAGCACGAATATAATAGGTTTTATTAGTAATGTCGTGTTTAGGACTACGAGCAATATGTTGTAGTGCGCCCTGTGTCTGAATACTTCTAGCATCCAGTGTTTTTAATGCGCTAAAACTGTCTATTTCTTTCCAAGGAATATGCGTCGCTTCTCCGCCGGGTTCGACATATTGTATAACAGTAGTAGGTAGGGTCCAGGCAGTGGTCATACCAGTATTTATGTTATGTTATAAATGGAAAAGGGCCGCAAAGGGCCCTTTTCTTACAGCATTTCTACTGTTTTTAAGCAGTATGTGCTAGAGAAACAATACCTGCACTAGCACTGCTAATAGACCAACCAGCGGACGAACCATCGGCAAATCTGTATCCAGCACCAGCACTGGATCTCTGAACTAGATAAGCTCTATGTGCTGTTAGTTTTGTAACAAAGTAGGTACAACCTTCTGTATCAGTAGCGATCAGACTCATTTCACCAACATATAGGTCGCCGGGATTTCTAGCAACTAGACGGCATTGACCAACTTTACCATTCTCTGTTCTGGTTTTGACCAAGTAGCGACGGCTTGCTTCTTGCTTCATAATGTCGGCCAGTGCGCCTTCTGTGCCATCAAGAAGATGAACATAAACTGCTAGGCCCGGCTGATACAAGTTAGTTAACACAGAAGTACCGGCTGCTGCTCCACCACTAAATGTAACACTAGCATCGGCTACATTAAAGTAATGACTTCCTGCATTGGTAATCGCAACACTCTTAACACCGTAGGTGACATTTAACTTAGCATTTCCATTTCCACTACCACTAGTGGATACAGGATTACTAGGAACTGCTGTATAATCTCCACCGTTGGCTACTGTAACAGCAGCAACACCCCAATCGGTTAGTGTTACTTGAAGATTGGTTCCGTTCATATCAATAGCACCGTAGGTTTGTGTGCGTGTAGCACCGATAGTATTGGCCGGGGCTGCGGTTCCAGACCAAACACCTGGACTATAAATCGCTACTCCTGACGCTACACCACCTGCTGCTGCGGTAACTACAACTTCTAGTGGTGTTGTCCACGAGCCGCCACCGTATGAGCCGCTGAAGGAAAAGCGATCTCCTGTGTCGTTGTTGCTTCCGCCATTTTGTGGGGTGCTATTGATGGAAACTGTTCTAAGAGCACTAACAGTAAAAGTTGCCGAAGTAACATTGGTTCCTCCACCAACTGCTAGCGTATTAGCATAAGCATAACCTGTACCTGTGGTATTTACAGTAGCAGTTAAGGCCATACCGTGAACAACACCAGTCGCTGTTGTTCCTAATGCTAGATCAGGTGTACCAAAAGATACTGTAGGCAATGTGCCAACATATGTTCCAGTTGTAGTGATTGTTACACTAGCAACACCTTCTCCACCTTCACCAGTTGGGCCACCTGTGGCATGATCTTGGTAAGGTGCGTTTAAATTCGCAAAGAATTTCTTTTTAATTGGACGTCCCATTTTATTTCTCCTTGTTGTTATAGACAGTTCTATTGCCTACGCGGTTGGGTTTCCGCATAAACTCTCTCTCGAGCGAACAGTATTATTTAACAAAAAACCCGCCGAAGCGGGTTTTTTGTACTTGCTAAATTCAATATAATGAATTAACGGAAGCTGACGTTGGAAGAAGTAATAGCTACTTTTCCTAGATAGTCAGCAGCGTTACCTAGCGAACTAGCAGTATTTGTCAACTCGACGTACCCGTAGCGAGTTAAGAAACCAACGACTGGTTCGAAGGTAGCTGGGTCAAGAACGACTCCAGAACTCATTAGCGGAATGTAAGGGCAGTAGAACGCGGCAGCATCTGCCTCGCTTGTGCCTTTGTAACCAATAAGAACTTGGTCTTCGTCACGATCGCTTGTATCAGCTAGATAAGCATCAACATAAACTTTCATGGCGCCGTTTAGTGTACCAACAAACTTGGTGTTTGTAGGTGCTTCGAATGTACCTTCAGTGGTACGAGCGAAAGCACTTGTAGTAGCACTTTGTAGGATTGTTAGAGCCTGGTTAGAAACAACGGCCCAGTTACCAGCACCACGACGTGTACGCTGAGCAATCAAGTTGCTGACACGGTTGATCTGGATAGCTAGAGCGGCGTGCTCGTCACCAACGAATGTTGCTGTACCAGAAACTAATGACTGGTCATAAGTCTGTTCAACAGTTGCTAAACCACGTAGGCTAGCTAGGATCTCTTGATCGATCTCAGCTGTGATTTCCTGGGCTAGAGCAGCCATGATTTCAGCTTCGATATCGATACCCTGTTGGGCTTGTGCATCCTGAGCGGCCTCAAATGTCCAACGAGCAGATAGCTTGCGGCTCTTTGCTTCGACTGGAGTCTTGAGGATCTGGATGCTCATACGCTTACCAGGTTGACCTTCTAGAGCAGCGGTGGAACTAGCCTTTGGATTGCTTGTGCTGCCGTTACCGGAATAAGCACGAGCAATGTTGAATGGGCTTAGTGCCTCTGCGCCAGCAGTAACTTCATCAGTACTGTCAGCATAGCGAACACGTAGTGTGTGGATCTGAGCAACAGGTCCAGTCATAGGCTGTACACCAACGATTTCGTTAGCAATAACAGTAGGCATAACTCGACGGATAACTGGTAGAATTACACGGTTTAGTGTAGCAATGTTACCAGCACTGGTTGCGCCAGCGGTTGCGCTCTCAGCCAAATGGCGACGTGTGTTTTCTAAGCAGATGCCCATACTAGCACGACGGTTTCCTTGTAGGCCTTCAAGCAGAGCTTCTTTGGTCTCTGACCATCTTTCATTTAAAAGTTTTGACATTTTTCTTTGTCTCCTTGAATATTATTTTAGACCCGCCAACTTGCGGATATCTAAGATATTGTCTAAGCCTACCTCAGGCTTCACTTCACGATCACCAGTAACTTCTGTGCTTTCTGTTAGGGTAGCCTTAACTACTTTTCTCTTCTCGCCATCCATAACTGTGGGTAGGTACTTGTCATATGCATCAGCAAGTTTCTTGGTCTGAACAGACTCAAGAAGTTGTTGCATCAGCGCTCTTTTGTCAGCACTTAGAGGTGCTAATAACTCGCCCATGACCTGTTTGCGTTCCATTAGGTCTTTAGTAACACGGATCTCGCGTTCCTTGGATTCCACAATGGTAGCCTTTTCTTCTAGGGCTTGTTGGGTTTCAGCAAGTTCGGCATCTTTCTTTTGAATGATCTTTAACAGTTTTGCTGTTTCAGATTTTTCATTTAAGTATGATCCTGCGAACTCCTGAGCAAATGCTTCATAGATCTTACGACCGAAGCTGTTGTTACGGCTGCTGTCAATATCTTCTTTCAATTGCTTGATTTCAGATGTTAACTTACGTGTAACTGTGGCTTCAACGACCTTGGCAGATCGTTTAATGAAACTTTGTTTGATAGTCTCAAATTTGTCTTTGGCCTCACGTACTAGCTTGACTTTGGTTTCAGCTAGGTCACGTTTGTCAATGGCAAACTCTTTGATTTCTCTGGCTAGAGCATGTACTACGAATTGCTCTAATTTAGAAAAGTTCTCGCTAACTTTCTTACGATCGTTTTGGAACTCTACTAGTTCTTTACCAAGCTGGTTGATTACAAAACCTTCTAGCTTACGGCTATCTTCAGTCATCTTTCGTTTGTATGCCTGTTTAGCTTCTGCTAGACCTGTTCTATCTTCGTGCAACTCGGACATCTCTACGGCCAATCTATCGCTTAACATCTTGTCGATCGCCTCAACCATAACAGACTTATCGTGGCTGTATTTTTGTGCGAATTCTTCACGAAGTTCAGCGGTGACTTGGTCGCGATTCTCTTGTAATTTTTGGGCGAAGGCGGTTTCTAACTCAGATCTTACATCTTCATTAATTAACCCACTTTCGACCAATTGCTTGAATGCGTCCATTTGCTTTTCTCCTCGGGCTTATTTTAGACCTTTAATAATTTGAAGGAGACTTTCCTTCAAATATTTCTGGGCCTTTGGATCTTCTTTCGTTTCTTGTGCAACCTTAAATGCTTTGTTTCCTCCACGAGCATTCATTAGATGCTCGTAAACAGGAGTAGGATAAGCACCAGGGGCACTGGGTTGGGCAACCACATCTACTGTGATAATCTCAAAATCGGATACATGGCCGTTCATGTCGTTGACATTGCCGCTACCACGAGAACTTACGCCAAGTTTTACACCGCTTTCAAGCATAGTACGAATTAAATTACCCATCGGCGTAGGAAGGATTTTCATCTTTCCATATCCATTAGGACCTTCCATCCACATATGAGTAATCATATGAGACACACGGTCCAAATTTACTTTTAAATCATCGGGATGATCAACTTCGCCTAACACTGAATAACCATTTTGAATTTGATCATTCAGTGTTTTTACAGCACGTTCAATTTCATCCACTGGATAAACACGTTGGTTGGCATTGCGAATACCACCTTGGATGGTAATACCTTTTAAATAAAGATTCTTACCATCCTTGTCATCGCTTTCCAGAACAATACCGCTCTGGTCAAAACTTAGATGCTCGCGTAGATATGCCAACTTCATCTGTTTCTCTATTAGGCGTTACGATTAGGAGCGCCGTTTAGTGGGCTCTTAACCTGTCCAACACTGGTCTGACCAGCCTTGTCGCCTGTACCACTACCAACTGGACCTGGGGTCTTGTTGTTGCTAGGATATCCGGAACCCTGCTTGTTTAGAGCAGCACCGTCTTTCATGCTGGCCTTAGAGCTGCTAGCGATGTTCTTTTCAACACCTTTAGTAAACTGGCCACCACTCTTAACTAAACCGCCAACTTTACCATGTGGTGATGTACCATCTTCGGCAGCAGTAGCACTCTTGCCTAGAATGTTTTTAGCATCAGCACCAGTTGTGGGCTTGCCTTTACCACTGCTTACAATGCTCTTGGTATTAGTACCACTGGGCATTTTCTCGCCTGTGTTAGCACCTACGATACCGCCTTCGGCAGCACCTTTCTTTTCGGCACCGTGTCCATCACTAACGGCTTCACGATATTCACGTAAGCGACGTCCTTCGAACATGCCCATTTCGAGCTCTTCGTCGTCTTCTTCATCGCCAAACTCTTCGTCACCTTCTTCATCACCGAACTCATCGCCCATTTCACCGCCCTGGGCTGCTTCTAGTTCAGCAAAGGCTGCTTCTAGTTCTTCAATGGCGTTCTTGATGTCAAACATGGCCTGATCTTCGCCACCTTCTTCGTGATCCATATCGGCTTCGATGTCACTACCAAAATCATCAGTAGCATCACCTTCTTCACCGCCCATGTCATCGTCGGCGTCCATTACAAAACTGTCTTCTAGTTCCTCGGAACCTTCGTCCATTTCTTCTTCAGCAGACTCGTCCATTTCTTCTTCAGCAGACTCGTCCATTTCTTCGTCGTTCATAGACTCATCCATCTCATCATCTTCTTCAGCAATGAGGTTTTCATAAATTGTTCTTGACTTCTCTACAACGATCTCATGGAAAAGCTCATTGGCCTTATCCATTTCTTCATTTACTAGATAGTCTAATAATTGTTCAAATTTCGTAGACATATTAAAAATTCTCCTATAGGTTAGCGGCAAGGCTATTCTATATTTAAGACCATTACAAATATGCTACACGAAATAGGCCTAAAACGAATCGTTTTGACCTTTTATGACAGAGTTTTACCTCTGGTTTGACAAGTTTTTGTTAAAAATTCAACAAAAATTTATACTGGTAGTTATCTAGGTATCGCTTCTGCTGGAGGAGCTGCATACATCTTTCTAACTAACCCTAACTCTTTTTTAACTTCTTTACTGTGAGATTCGGCTGCTTTGCGTATATCGTTGATCATACGCAGTGTCAATCTGCTTTTACGTAGGTCGCCTTGCCGCAACACTGTAGTATCATTCTGACTAAGATAACTACCATCATCTTGTGGATCGGGATGATCTTTATTGAAATAAATGAATTCTCTCAGTATCATACTGTTATTTATCTTAGGGAGGGGTAGTTGCCCCAGCGGCTGCGGGCGGAGTTGGCCCACTTGCAGTAGGTGCTCCTTCGGTTCCTGGAGGTATCGGCTCTGCTGTATTAGCACTTAAATTACTCAAATCCCCTGCCATGGTATTGGCAGTGACTCCTGCGCTGCGCATTTCAGCACTGGCACTGAGTTTAGTATCTTCGTCAATGTTTTCTTCTTTCCACATACGCTCGTTTTCTGCCACTTCCTCTGCGGTCATGCCCAAGAAACGCTTCATAGCAAATCGTTTGCTAACGAAAGGAACTGCTACCATTACATTAAATGTATTAACACGGGCTGTGTCCATTTCTGCCTGACGATAACTGGCAAAGTTTTGAGGTGGATTGAACTTAACATCAAAAATATTACTGTCAATGTTAATGCCTTTGTTGGCTATATATCGTTTGAATTCAGTATCAAATGCTTCATGCATAAGGCTTTGTAGACGCTTACAATATTCATTAAATCTCAACTCTTGAATATATGCTGTCCCGACTCGGCCATCATTGAAGTTGCTGCCGCCATCATCGGCACCAGTTGGTAGATAACTACTAGGTATACGGAGAGCTCTAAATAGCTTATTGGTAAAATATTTAAGATCATCAATTTCTCCTAGATTCTGACCGCCTTGAAGGATTTCAACTTTACTACCGCGACCTTCTGCTGTCTGTGGGAAGAAGTAATCTTCGTTGATGCTGAGAGGATTATAACCAGCATCTACTACAGTTTGACTACCGCCAGTGGTACTAGGAATACGACGTTGATTAACTTCATTCTTAACACGTTCAACAAAACTCATAGCCAAATGACTGGGCATATTGCCCACGTCAATATAAAATACACGTCGCTCCGGAGCACGTTGAATACGATAGATTAGAATACTGTCCTCAAGTAATTCTTTTTGTTTGAACACTTTGAAGATGCTTTCCATTAGGCTATTACCAAAGGGATAGTTGTTATCTAACCCTTCACTCATACTGATATGTATTACGTGCTTGGCATCAATAGCATACTGGTTTTGATTCTGTTGGAATCTGCTGCTGTTGGTGCTGCTAGGAAATGCTCCAACCATACCACGCGATCCACCGGCGCCGCCTTGTCCTGTGCCATAGCTGCCACCAAACTGATTGCCGCCACCGTGTACATTGCTAGGGTTAATAGCAGTAGTGGCCAGTGTTTCTAAGTTGGGGTTAAAATCTCTGATGATATATTGTTCCGGTTTCTTACCTTCACTTTCATTTACAATAACTTTATCAACTTTGGCAGGATCTACATACATCCATGCTTGTGTTTCAGGATCTCTAACAAAGAATGTATCACCGTATTTAAAAGCATTGCGAACAATTTTAAAAATTCTAGTATGGAACTTGTTGAGTTTGGTCCACTGCTGTAGATACTTTTTAATGATTTTAATTTCAGTGCCGGTGGCAGATTCTTTAAAGAATACTTGAAACGGTGTACCATTTTCTTCGTTGGCCTGTGTGCAGAATTCTGCTAGGATATCCAGGGCAGCGTTGACTTCGCTGTCCCAGTCCATGGTATCGTATTGACCATAGCGTTCAAGACGATTAGGATGACCTGAATAAACGTCGGGCAGGTAGCTGGAATAGTTGGTCCTGCTAGGGTTTGTTGAACCACCTGAGCTCATTGAGCCGCTAACTGGACTTAGTCGTCCACCAGTGTTAACGGGAGTAAAATACTTACGCCATCCTGCCATTAGATTTCCCCGTTATTGGACTGTTTCTTTATCATAATTAAGCCGCGAATAGGTTTCCGTTTAGGCCTCGAGTAGCAGTTAAATTTCGTTTACTAATATCTATCAAGTCTTTAATTGCTGCTAGCATTTGACCATTAGTGTTATTTAACTGATTTATACTTTCTCCCATGCCGTTCTGATTAGACAACGCAGATATCAAAGCAGTGAGATTGTCATTGTTAATAACATCACCGCGATTACCGAGGCTTACTAATTCGGGTCCTCTTTCTCCGACAAGATAAGTTCCGGGTGTCGTTTCGCCACCGTCAGCCATGCCCGGATATTTGTATCCCGGAGGGGGCTTTGGCAATTCTGTTGGGGCTCCTTCTGAAATTTTCGGAGCTCCTAATCCTAATTGTTTTCTTAATGCATCTGCGATTTCTTCTGCCAGAGTTTGTGGCGGTTTTGGGGGTGTTCCACTAGGTGTACCCTCACCACCCGGTGCTGGTCGATTTCCAAATAAAAAATCTGAAAGTTTAGGAATTGAATCTTTAATATGTTTCATTACACTATCCCATCCAGATTTTAAATCTGCAAAGAATTTTCTTTGGGCATCTTTATCACCAAATAGAGCATCAATTCCAGTTTTTCCTAATTCTCCGGTTTTATTCAAAAATTTGTCAAAAGCTGCCATTGCATTTTCTTCAGTTAGTTCTGCACCTATTGCCTTTTCTGCTTTGTCGGTCAGTATCTCCATCTTTCCCAAAACAAAATTAGTTATAAATGGTAGTTTACCGGCTATCACTCCAGCAACTCCATTTAATATGCTAGACATTTTGGTTCCTGCTACTAGGGCCGAGTCAAGAAATGGCTGTAGTTTTGATAAAGTAGCATTTGACTGTGCTATTATTTCTTTTGTTTGTCTAACACCTATAGCGGCATCTGTACCTGCATCGGGGGCTGTTAATCTAAGTTGTTTAAAATAACCTTCTATTTCAGCAGCACCTTTTCCATATGTAGCGTTTAACAATTTAGTAATTGATTCAATAGATTTACTAAGCTCTGATCCTCCGGCTAAAACCCCTGCCATGGCCGCGGTAGCAATTTTCTTTTGATCTTCTCTCATGCCTTCTAGAGAGTTTGCTAATATTGTTTTTGATTGAACTCGAAAGGTATCAAGATCCACACTAGAGTCTCTTATTTTGCTTATTAATTCTTGTTGTCTCCCTACACTGGCTTCTTGTGTAGCTGTAAACAATCTCGAAGCCTGTGTCATTGGTGGAAAGCCAGCAGCAGATGCTTTTAACGCATCGGCTCCTGCTTTACCCGATACCGCAAATTCTTGAGCCACAGCTTCTTGTAGTTTTGCAGCTTCTGTGGGATCAAGTGTGTTGAGAAAATTTTGAAATTGTGCTTCGGCCATTTCCTCGTTGACTTTTTCAGCTAGTGCTTTTCTGCTTTGTCCAGTTAACTGACTAAGTCCAGTTAATTCTACAGCATAATCAGCACTGGCCTTTGCCAATTGGTCAGCACTCATTTGACCGGTTCTATTCATATTACCCAACCCACGCATGAATTGTGCTGTTAGTTGAGCGCCTTCTTCGAACCCTATGCCAAGATTGGCCAACATATCTCCGGTAGTTGATCCATTTTTTAGTAGACTTGTTAAAACATTGGTAAAGTTTTTAGTTCCGTTTTGTACACCGCCGTTAAATGATGCCAATACATCTCCACTTGCACTAACTACCTTTGCGTATTGATCCATACTGAGGTACGTGCTATTGGCAGAGGCACGAAGAGTTTTAAGCTCACCCCCGAATGTTGCTCCAACATCACTGAGAGTTTTTTGTGTTTCTATATTTTTTTCTAAGGTTGCGATAGCAGTGTTCAACACCGAGGCAAAGGCTGCTCCTACCACTGGAATCAAACTGGCTACCTGACCTACTGCGGCTCCCATATCACCGAGACTGGCTGCCCCGGTGGTAGCGGCTTTAGACATACTGAACGATGCAGATATGAAAGTTTCAGCTATACCTGCAGCCCTATCGAGCGCCTTGCCAGCAACTTCGGCACCTTTTGCCACTCCACCGAGCGCCGTTCCTGCTGCTGCTGCTGCTCCTGCTAGCAATGGTGCTACCATTTAGTTTTCTCCAATAAAATGCTCATATAAATATATCTAGTTAATATGTATTTATTGGAGATAAAACATGACGATTCAATCAAAAGTAAACCCTTTACTTGGCTACATGAGGCAACCAAAAATCTATATTAGATTGCCAAGTAATGGTCTCTTTTGGGAGGAAGGCAGCATTGATATACCGGAGAACAATGAATTTCCAGTATATTCTATGACAGCCAAAGATGAGTTAACTTTTAAAACTCCAGACGCATTAATGAATGGGCAAGCAATTGTCGATGTTATTCAAAGTTGTATGCCCAATATTAAAAATGCGTGGAGGTGTTCAGGAATAGATGTTGACCTTATACTAATTGCCATTAGAATTGCTACCTATGGCGGTACAATGACTATTTCTCATCAGGTCCCAGGAACGGATGAAACGGTTGACCATCAAATTGATTTAACTGCCGTAATGGATCAAATTTTATCCACAACACAGTGGATTGACAGTGTGGAAATTAGTCCGGATATTATCTGTGGTGTAAAACCTTTGTCCTATAGACACATGACTGATGTTAGTATTAGAACATTTGAATCACAAAAAACCATTCAGTCTGTTGCTAGTTCTGATCTAACAGATGAACAAAAATTAGAACTTTTCAATCAGGGTATCTCTAAATTAACCGATCTCACAGTAGAAATGATTGCAGAAAGCGTATTCTATATAAAGACACCTGATAATTTTGTAGAAGATCGCAACTTCATTAGAGAATTTATTCAAAATGCAGACGCAGGTCTTATACAAAAGATTCAGGATCTTATCAACAAAAATAAAAAGACCGTGGGTATCTTACCATTAACAGTTCACTCAACTGAAGAACAGATCCTTGCTGGTGCCCCTGCTGTATATGAGCTACCTATAACCATGGACAATAGTAATTTTTTCGTTCAAGGCTCTTAACATTATCCAATGATGACATTGTCAAACTAGTTGAGAGCCACGAAAAAGAATCAAAAGCATTAAAGAAAGAATTGTTTAGACTGTGTTGGTACATGAGAGGTTCTATAACCATAGAGCAAGCCTTTCAATTAGATTACGAAAATAGAGATATTATTAGTCGTATTATTGGTGAGAACTTAGAAACAACTAAAGAATCAGGTCTTCCTTTCTTTTAATACTGAGAAGTGAACTGCGTTCACTTGATATTTCGCGCACAGCGCTCATATCATATGGTCTTCTTCGAAGAAGATTTAATATTATCCAGATTCATTGGTCACACTTCGCCCGCATAGGGCGAAGAATATTGAACATTATCCGAGTTCTTATGTTCACTTAGTGTTAGGGCGTTGCAGAGGCGGTCATCCGGTACCTCGAGCCCCGTCTTCGATATGACGGCAGCATAACAATATACACTAACATATTGGTATGCCCAGGGTTTTTCTCCCTTCTTTTGGCCTATTTTAATATTTTCTAACAATCAAACAGCAGGTCTTGGCTGTCTACATCCTTGCGGGTAGTGATTGAGAACTCTCAGCGGCAAGAGGTTTCCATCCCTGTGATACGATTGTCCAGGTTTAGGGCACTTGAAGTTGGCCAGTGCAAGCCTTAATACCGCGTGATATGCCTATTTTTTTAGTATGTGGGAGCCATGTACTCTTACAGCAATTTGACCATTGTAGAAATCTCTACTTTCTAAAACTTTACGTTCAAACTGCTCTCGTGCCTCAATGTAACTGCATTCTGCTTTGCTATTACAATAGTATAGTATTTCTCTTGTGAAGTTTTCAATGCCTAAGTTTGCCACATCTTGATTTAATTCTGTATTACTTCCGTAATAAGTTTTCCAATCTGATTCTATTTTGCCCTTAATACGCTTTCGCTTTTTGTTGCCGTTCTTTAGTTTTACTGTTTTGTATGTGGTTTTGCTAAACTTTGCTAATTTTTTGCCAATATATTTCCTGCCTGTGATAGAATTCGTAATTAGATATACGAATCCTACACAGGTTTCTGGAAGTTCTTCAACGACTGTACCTTGATAGGTCCAGGTCATTGATTATGCTGCTGCCTTGGCCTCTTTACGAGCGTTCTTTTCAGCAGTGATCTCATTGCGGCGAGCCTTAACCAACTTGCCAATCTCTGCTAATGCCTTACGAGCACGGGTGCCAGCAGCAGCGTTACCGCCGGCGAATTTAGCATCTTCTTTGAGAAACTCATCAAATGCTGTCTGTAGATTTTCAACTGTCGATTCCATTTTTTCTTCCTTTTGGTCTTCCTCCAGGTTTGATCCTGGGTTTTGCTTTCGCTCTCATCTCTTTGAGACGTTGTCTTTGAGCTTTAGTGTTTTCTTGATTTTCTTTAAAGCACTCTAATGCCAACTGAGCCATTTCTCTTTCAAGTTTGATCATTGAATACAAACTGGTTCTAACTTGAGCAGTAGAATCTTTACCCCGATTCTCCATAAACACGTTATGATAGTTATGCAAAGTTACAAAGTGCTTTACATATTCTGAGTACAGAACTCTATATCGATCAATTTTCTCAGTTGACATAATCTAAACTGTTGGAATAAGAAGTAAATCCATTTTCTTTGATTACTCTGAGCACGTTATTCACACGTCCGATCAATTCATCCTTATGACTGATCAAGTATATATTCTTATTTCGTTCCCTGGCCATCTTTTTTAGAACCGCCAGGGCACTTTCTACCCCTGCTGAGTCCATACCGGCATCAACTAATTCGTCGATAAACAGCAGATTGATATGCTGATATAGTCCTTCCCACACATCGCGGAAGGCAAAACTCATGCTGAGAATCAATCTATTGCGTTCTCCACGCGACAAATTATCAAAATCCAAGTCCTGTCCTAACTGCGTGATTTCCACAGTGAGGTCATTTTGAAATATAACTGTATGTGGTAGACCAAGTTTATCAATATAATAACTTAATCGCTTGTTGAGATAGGACAAATTCTGATCAATAATACGTTTTCGTATGAAGCTATCTTTATTGGTTAACAGTTTATGCAGGAACTCTTGGTGATCCTTTAATCTAGTGAGTTCGTTAATGGTATCCCAAGATATTTCTTGGATAGCGGTGTTCTTTAATTCTTCGATCTGCTCGTCGTAGGGATTAATTTCTAATACCTTGCCCTCTAAGGACTTGGTCAATTGGTCTAAATTGTTCTTATGCCCTAGTGCTTCTGCTTCGGTGTCATAGAAAGGTTCAGGTCTGCGTCCTTGCTCGCCTATATCCGATAACTCTTGCAGAACATTATCATAGTTGGTTTGGCAAGTGTCAAGATATACTACAGCATCTTCTAAATTTTTAGTTGCTGTTGTGGTCATTTCTTCGTGCTTGTGATCGTGAATATTCTGTTCGCAAGCAGGACATTTTTTATCCAGCAATGATTCTAGTGCCTTACGATACCTATCAACTGCTTTTTCAGCCTGTGTCACTGCGGTTTCGTAGGTAGCCTTTTGTTTATTTAGGTCTCTAATCCTGTTAGAGTTTTCTAACCACTGCTTTAATGTAGCATGAAGCAGTAATTCGGCATCGATATCTACCGATTCAAGACTAACAATGGCAGCACCCAGTCTTTCTATTTCTTCATTCTTCTTTTTTTCCCACGCAGAACTCTTAATTCCTAAACTGTCAATGCTTTTCTGAACATTCTCGTTGGCAGATTTAATTGCTTCGATGCGAAATTGTTCGGCACTGATTAAATCTTTAGTTTCTTTGACACGAGTTTTTAGCAGTTCTGCCTTTTCACTGAGCAATGTAATGCCCAACAACTGCTCAATTACTTCTCTTTGGTCAGCGGCTCGCATGGCCAAGAATGGTTCTGTATAGGTATTCAGCGCAACCAGATGCTTGAACATGGTATGAGTCATGTCTAACATCTGTTCAATAGACTTTTGTGTTTCTCTACTGTCGCCTTGGCTTTCATCTTCACCTTGATTATCCATACTGATCTCTCGGTCATCTACGTATAATCTCAGCAAATTAGGTTTACGACCTCGTTCAATGCGATAGTTTAGTCCATTTTTTTCAAATTCTACAGTAACCAACATGTTCTTACCGTTGATCTTGTTGATTAGGTTTTCTTTACGAATGTTAGTCAGTGCTTGTCCGTACAGGGCATAACTGAGAGCGTTAATGATTGTAGTTTTACCAGTACCGTTGCGTGATCCGGTATCGTCCCCACCTAAGTCTAAGTTGCTGCCTAGCACCAGTGTGAGTGATTCTTGATCAAAGTTTACTGCCTGGGTTTGATTACCCACGCTCATAAAATTCTTTACGGTTAAGTTTTTAATGCGGAATTGGCTCATAGGTCGTTGTAGATATCCATTAGGATTTTTTTATCAAATTGGCCGCTGTCAATATTGACCAGTTGTTCAGCAACAATAGTGTCAATACTTTCAAATTTAGTATCGGGTGTGTCTTCGTAACTGCCTTCTAAATTGCTTTTATCTTGGACTAGACCAATTTCTCTGATGTCATAATCTTTAATAAAGGTTTCTTTGATGTAGTTGGCTTCTTCAAAACTGATATCAATGTCTAGATTAACACGCAGATACATTTTACTCAGCATGATTTCGTCCTTGCGATCGATTAGTTCGCTGAGTTTGATAGTTCTAAACTTAGGAGCGTCAGGCCAAGTCTTATATTCAGGTTGGCCACCCCACTCCATTGTCATCATTCCGCGCTCGTCATCCCATGCATCTGAGAAGTTATGTGGAAAGGCATTGCCAATATACACAACATTTTGGTTGGTTTGTCGTTTATGGAAGTGGCCACTGAACACATATTCAGGTCCGACAAAGTCTTCTGCTCGCAATTCTCCGTGGTCTGGCATCTGTACCATAGCGTTCATAAAGAATTTAGGCAGTTCAAAGTGCCCAAACACATAGCGGCTCTTAATATTCCGCATGGTTTTCCATTCATCGCCTACTAGCCACGGTACTAGAGTAACATCGTCTAATGTTGTAACACCGTCGACTACGGTTACTCCGGGGATATGTCTGCCAAATATGCTGCTGTGAATGTCTCGTTTGTCTTTATAAAACAGGTCGTGATTGCCCGGAAACCAGAAAAACTGTTCAAAAGCAGCGCCCAGTTTCTCTAAACACCTAATACTGGTGTCTAGAGTATATAGATTCATACTGTTTCTATTATGACTCCAGTCGCCCAAGAAGATAGCAGTTTCACAACCTGCCGCTTGGGCTTGTTCAATAAACCAATCTACAAAATCTTCGCAGTCTTGCAAATGAACAACACTGTTTGATTTAGCACCGACATGAAGATCTGTGAAACACGCGACTTTTTTAAATAATGCCATTAAATCTCTCCTTTGCTATTATAGCAGAGTAATAGTTTAATAGTCAATATTATACTTCCTCTTCTGGCGATTCTTCTTCCTCTATGCTGTCCTCGCGTTTGGGCATACGAATATTCTTATATAATTCGGCTTGTCTAGCAGTTTCTTCGGCGTATTCGTGAGCGTGTTGTCTGGTAGAACTTGGAGTTAATCCGTGTTCTTCCAACATATCGTCACGAATATTTTGATTCTTTTTTTCAATATTCAGCACACGAGTAAAAGAATTAGTTACAGCGGCAGTATAGTAAGCAAATGGATTTTCACTTTTGCTTTCATCAAACTGTAGACCGATTTGGCTTAGTTGTAGTATTGCTTGTCCTCGCATCTCATCAATGTAAGTGTATCCCCTCCAGTTACTACGTTGGGCATAGCGTTCGCTGAGCTTGATATACATACGTCCCAGACCTTCTGTAATACGTCCGTGATCCTTTTCGAACTTTCCAGTATCAACTGGACCTTTCCAATGGCTCTTGCCAACACAGATCAGCTGGTCTTGATCGTTGTATTTCCAATGTTGAAATGGAGGGAAGTTTACTTTTTCGTGCCCGTCGGCAGTGGTTTTTGTTGTTTTTTTCCTGCCCGGAGTCATAGGAATATGATCAAACGTCATTATACGAATAACAAGATCAATTTTATCAATGGTATTAGGATCTTTTACGCATTCTGCCAGTTTAATTTTTTTATCACCGGTGGCTCTAGCCAAGTTAAATGCTTCTAATCCCAATCTTTTAGCACGATTTTTTTTGGCTTCTTCTAACACTGTGTCGTTAATGTCGTTTAGGTTAGAAATAATAACATCGTATTGATGATATTCTGGTTTAACAAAGCTGGAATATGAGCATTTACTTTTGTGAATTTCTGTTAGTAAGTCTCGATTATTTAGATATTTTACTTTTCGTCCGGTAGTTGTTCCTAGATCGGTCGTCATATTTTTTATATTTTCCTTGTGATTTATAATAACACAACAATATGTTTATGTCAATATCACGGGTTATTAAGTTAGCAGTTTATTTAACAATAAATATACAGTAAAGGAGTGGTTTATGGCTACCGGTGATGAAATTGTAGGTGTTGTTGACAAATATGGTGGACAGGCGTTAGGCAATGCTGCTAGAAATGTTCAAAGCATTACTCGCGGTGCTCAGGCTCTCATTGATAAAGTCAAAGGAATTAGTTTACCAAAGGCTCCTGTTAATATTAAAAGTGTTTCTGGAAAATCATTATCTGCAGACAAGCGGGTAAGAATTAAGGTTCCTAATGAGTATATCTATACTGGTGTAGATTATACATTATATAATGCAGGAGGAATAATTTTTCCATATACTCCTTCGATATCATATGACAACAAAGCAGATTATGCGGCGGTAACTCCTACCCATAGTAATTATACGCAGTATTTTTATAAAAACAGTTCTGTAACTGATATTAATATCATAGGAAAATTCACAGTTCAAAATGAAGCAGATGCTAGGACACTATTATCAACCATACATCTATTAAGAATATTAACTAAAATGAGATCAGGCAACGAAACCAATAGTGGAGCACCACCGCCTGTTTGTAGATTATATGCTTATGGACAACAAATTTTAGATCAGGCTCCTATAGTTATTAAATCTTTTAGAATGGAGTTACCGGAGGCGGTAGATTATTTCACTCTGAATAAAAATACAAATTCTGATCAATCTTCTGTTCCTACATTTTGTACCATCACGGTAAATTGTTCGGTAGTATATAGTAGAAATGAAATACAAAAATTCACAGTTGAAAATTGGTTAAAAAATGGTAGGACTGGAGGATATCTATAATGGCATTATACGATAGCAACAGTCCGTATTATAGCACTGATTATTCATTGGGATATTTAGATGTTCAGGTATTTAGAGATATCCCTCAATCAGTAAATGATGTATTATTCACAGTAGGCAAAGAATATGAAAATCGTCCGGATCTATTGGCCTATGATCTGTATCAAGAACCCGGTCTATGGTGGATATTCAGTGTGCGAAATAAAGACATACTTCGAGATCCAGTTTTTGACATGGTAGCCGGAATAAAAATTTATGTACCTACACAAGAAACTGTAAGACTGGCGTTAGGGAATTAATATGTCGGATTATAATCCAGTTTCTTTTACCAGTGTTCTTCCTAAAGGAATAGATAGAAAAACTAATAAATCTAACACACTCAATATAGAATCGTCCGGTAAGTCCAATGTTCTTAACAGTTATAGGTCTTACACCTATAACTTTACCTTGTCCGCTGTTAGTATTAATTCGGCAAATGATCCTAAAAATTATAGAGATAGTTCTAAAAATTTTGTAATTTTAAGATCTGGTGGTAAAGGACCTGAAGGTTTAACTGGTAATGTAACCGGATCCCCAGTTTTTCGAACAGACACCAAGGAAGTAACAAGCACTGTTACCTCCGAAAGTGATATTGTTTCTTCGGTAACAACCAGAAAGGTTGACTTTAAAGTTCTTACTGGATACGATAAAGAATCGGCTCAACAATTAGTTAATGATTTTAACAAATTTAGCCCTGGACGATTTGACATGTATATCGATAATGTAGAAATAGGAACTATTATGGCTCCTAGCAAAGCCGGTGGGCTTACATTACCGACTAATATGTCTTTTGACGTATTTGAACCATATAGTATTAATGGTTTTATTGAAGCATTACAAGTAACAGCACAGGCGGCTGGATATGAAGTTTATTCTAATGCTAGCTTTTTATTGACCATTGATTTTATAGGTTATAAAGACAATAAAGATCTACCTAGACCTGAATCTATCCCCAACACATCACGTCATTTTTTAATACGTTTTACAGGCATGAGCATCGAATTAACTGAAAACGGAACCAAATATTCTTGCACGGCTGTGCCGTTTGCTGATAAAGGGTTCGGCGAAGAAGGAAAATTACAAACTGGTACATCGATGTCGGGTACCAAGGTAGGAGATACTTTAAAAAATTTCATGGAGAATTTAAATGGAAAAATCAAAGATCCTACCTATGCTACCAATATTGAAGATAAAGATTGCGATACCTATGAAATAAAATTCCCTGTATGGATTAATGGTAAAGGATGGGATTTAGAAAGTAAAACAGAAAACGAAATTGCCAATGCCGATATATCATATAGTCATGCAGGCGGAGATTTGGTTAGATTAATTCGCCACGATGCTGCCAGTACTACCACATCGTTGGCAGAAACACTAGGAACATCTGCTGCTTCGCCAACTATACAATTTAAAGAAGGTGATAATATTCACGATATTATTACTGCTACCATAAGAGACAGTTCTTATGTTAAAACAAAACTAGAAAATATAGGAAAAGGAGATAATCCTGATACCTTTGGGCGAGTTAAGTATTTTCTTATTCGTCTTCACGTTGAAAATAAAAAAACAATTAATTCACCCAAAGGCAGACCTTATCAAATATTTACTTACATCGTTACTGAGCATTATGTTCATTATACCTTTATTCCTACATATGGGAATAGTCAAAAAATTGATAAAACTAAATTAAAAACTCTAGTATTAAGGGATTACAATTATATCTATACTGGAATGAATGTGGATATCACTGCTTTTAAATTAGATTATAATTATCTATATTTTGAAGCTATCCCTAGAGCATTGGGTAGAAATAATGATAAAGGAGTAGCCGACACAATTAATAGCGATAATGCTATAGAATTACATGGAGTGAACCCTATTGATTCAATAATTGGTCGTGCAGAAACTCAATCTGCATCTTCTCGAGCAAGTGTTCATCCAGGCAATGAAATGAATGCCAATCAACCCAATTCCGATCCTTATACTGCTATGGCAAAAAATATGCACCTGGCATTAATAAATTCTGTTAGTAGGGTAACCGGTGATTTAGATATAATTGGAGATCCGTTTTATCTTGTCACAGGCGGAATCGGAAATTATAATCCTGCACCAAGCGAAAATCAACAAGGTGTTACCAAAGATAACGAAGCCGATAGATTTTATGGACAGGTATTAATATCTTTAACATTTAGTAACCCGGTTGATATTAATGAAAAAACCGGATCTCTTGAGTTTAAATCCAGCTCTGCTGATGCCAGCGGAGTTTTTATGGTAACGGAAGTTGCCAGTTCTTTTAAAGATGGATTATTTAAACAGAGATTAAAGCTGGTTAGGGTTCCTGGACAACTGCCCGATAATATTAAGGTTACTAAACCGATAGATAATAATGTAACTTTTCAGGATCCATACAAGACAGATGTTACTGTAACAACGCTTGGAATTTAAAATTATGGATTTTGTAGATACCAGAACTAGGTCAAAATTAGGTTCGCCCGGTCCATTTATTGGAATAATAACCAACAATTTAGATCCTACTTTTATGGGCAGGCTGGAAGTAGGATTAATCAAGGGTTTATATCCTGATACCACCGATCAGTCAAACACATATATTGTAAAATATCTTAGTCCGTTCTATGGAGTAACCTCGGACAAATATCAAGGTCCTAACAGTAATAACTTTGACGATGTTCAGAAAAGTTATGGTATGTGGATGGTTCCTCCTGATATAGGAACTAGAGTATTAGTCATATTCATTGACGGGGATCCTAACCAAGGATATTGGATCGGGTGCATTATGGACCAGTTTCAAAATCAAATGGTCCCAGGTATTGCCGCTAGTGATACAGTGGATATATCTCAAGAACAAACAAGACAATATACAGATGGGCCGCTGCCAGTTGGGGAATTTCTTAAATCTCCAAAGTTTCAAAATGCCGGACCAAATGTTAGTAAGTTTAAGAAACCACTACATCCATTTGCCAAACGTTTAAGAGATCAAGGATTATTAGCCGATAATATTAGAGGAATAACATCTAGTTCAGCAAGACGCGAAGCACCTAGTAAAGTATTTGGTATAAGCACCCCGGGCCCACTTGACCCTAACGGTAAAAAAGCCGAAGTTGGTTATGACGGAGCCAGTAAACTTCAGCCAGTTAGCCGGCTCGGTGGAACTACTTTTGTTATGGACGATGGCGATAAAAACGGCGACAACGAATTGGTAAGGATTCGAACTAGGACCGGCCATCAAATACTATTACATAATACTCACGATTTAATTTACATTGCCAACAGTCGAGGAACAGCCTGGATCGAATTAACCAGTGATGGCAAGATTGATATCTATTCTCGAGATTCGATCAGTATACATTCTGAAACAGATTTTAATTTCAGAGCCGATCGAGATATTAATTTAGAAGCAGGTAGGAATGTTAATATACATTCAGTTGGAGATTTGAATATTAACACCGATCAAAATCATAATGTTATAGTTGGCGTTGATGGCAAAATTCAATTCAAAGGTAATTTAGATCAATCTGTAACCGGTAGTACAAAATTAAAATCAGATGCTGGGTTTGATATTAAAGTAACAGGGGATGTTAAACAAACTGCTTCTGGTAATTTTAATATTGTTGCCGGAGCAAATAATAATTTTTCAGCCAATGGTAATACCAATATTTCTACACAGGGACAGCATTTAGAATCTGCCAGGGCAATTCATATGAATGGTCCTACAGCGGCCACAGCCACTCCTGCTGATTCGGCCGCAATACCTGATGCATTATCTAAGTTTATTCTCCCTAATACCAAATATGTAGAAGATGCGTGGACCAATGCAGATAGATACAAAACAGATGATTTACAAAGCATCATGCAGCGTGTTCCGGTACATGAGCCTTGGATACAGCACGAAAATAACACCAACAGGGTTAAGGTCAGCTCAACAGCTACCGATGTGTTAACAGGAACAGCAAATAAAAAGGCTGAATAAATATTATTATGGCTTACAAAACATTAGTAATTACTACCCAAGAATCCATATATCAACAGCCTACAAAACAGGATCATTTCTATAAAGGATTCAGTACTGTTGATACCACCAATGAAGGTAATAATCTTTTTGATATTGATTTAATCAAACAAGATATCATAAATCATTTTAATACTAAACGCGGCGAGCGTGTTATGAAGCCAGAGTTTGGCAGTATTATTTGGGACCTAATTATGGAACCATTAACCGATGATACTACTGAACTTCTTAAAAATGATATTAAAACAGTATGTACAGCAGATCCTAGGGTAAATCCTACGCAAATGGATCTAACTGAATATCAAGATGGTTACCTATTAGAACTAACATTACAGGTAGTCGGTACCGATCAATCCTCTAATATGAAGATATCGTTCAACCGAGAAACCGGAACGGCGATCCAATAATATATCCAGTTTATTACGTCAATAAATACGATATCTACTGTTAAAACTATGATTCCATCAACTAACACAAAACTACTAGTAAGCGAAGATTGGAAAAAAATATATCAATCTTTCAGAAATGCTGATTTCAAAAGCTATGATTTTGAAACCTTACGAAGAACAATGATTTCTTATCTTCAGGAAAATTATCCTGAAGATTTTAATGATTATATCGAAAGCAGTGAATACATTGCGTTAATTGATGTTATTGCTTATCTTGGGCAGAATTTAAGTTTTCGTATTGACCTTAATGCTCGTGAAAATTTCTTAGAAACCGCTCAACGTCGAGACAGCATATTAAGACTAGCACAATTGGTTAGTTATGTTCCTACCCGTAATACACCTGCTTCGGGGTTCCTTAAATTAAATTCTATATCTACAACTGATAGTGTATTTGATGGATCCGGCAATAATTTAGCCAATACTACCATATTGTGGAATGATTCTACCAATTCAAATTGGTATCAACAGTTTATTGGCGTTATAAATTCTGCTATACCTGGTTCGTTTGTGTTTGGAAAACCTTATGATAGAGCTACCATCGATGGGATTTTAACCGAGCAGTATAGAATATCCAGCACCAATAGTGATGTTCCGATCTACAGTTTCACTAAAAACATTAACGGAACCGCTATGAATTTTGAAATTGTTCCGGCAACTTTTTCCGGAGCAACCACTATATACGAAGAAACTCCTCGCCCTGCCAACACGTTTAGTTTTTTGTATCGTAACGACAACCAAGGATTCAACAGTGCTAATACAGGTTTTTTTGTTCATTTCCGTCAAGGCAGTTTAAATAGATCAACATTTGGTTTAGATCGTCCTGTAGCCAACGAAATTATTGGAATCAATTCTACAAATATTAATAACTCTGATGTATGGTTATGGCAGTTGGATGGTAACGGTGGCTATTCAACTCTGTGGACACGAGTTCCTGATGTTGTCGGAAACAACATTATCTACAACAGTGTTGATAAGAATGAAAGAAACATATACAGCGTTACCTCAAGAGATCAAGATCAAATTGATTTAAATTTTGCTGATGGCAGTTTTGGTAATTTACCAAAAGGTCAATTTGTAATTTATTATCGTCAAAGTAACGGTCTTACCTATGTTATTAAGCCGGAACAAATGGGCGGTATTGTTGTTGAGATTCCTTATACCAATAAGCAAGGCCAGAGCCATTCACTAACATTGAATATGGGTCTTCGTTACACAGTTACCAATAGTGCTGCTACAGAAACCAATACCAGTATTCAAAATAAAGCGCCGCAGGCCTTCTACACACAAAACAGAATGGTTACCGCCGAGGACTATAACATTGCCCCCCTCACACTGGGTAGCGATATATTAAAGGTTAAAAGTGTTAACAGAATCAGTAGTGGATTAAGCAAATATTTTGACCTCAGCGATGTCAGTGGAAAATACAGCAAGACCAATATCTTTGCGGCAGATGGCATGATTTACAAAAATAATCATGAACAAATTTTTGAATTCAATGTTACCAATAAAAATGAAATATTGGCAATTTTAAAACAAAAATTAGAACCTATTGTAGCATCTTCCGCTCTACGTTCATTTTATTTTGATCAATATGATAGACCAAGTTTAAGTGGATATGGTGTATGGCAAGCACCGGTTATTGGACAGCCACGGGGGTATTTCTTGGGACAATCTACAGAATTATCGGGACCGTTAAATGTGGGGGTGTCTACTTCAAATAATTTGTCCTACATCACCACAGGGGCTTTGGTAAAATTTGCAGCACCAACTGACAAATACTTTTCTTCTACTGGTAAATTAGTTTCTTCTGCTGGAAATAATACTACTAGTTATCTCTGGGCTAAAGTACTACAGGTAATCGGTAACGGGTCTAATGACGGACAGGGAGCATTAGATGACGGAACAGGTCCTATTATTCTAAGCAATTATGTCGACAATGGTGCCGTGGCAGTTGAAATTATTCCTAACTTTATCAATGTATTAAGCACTGCCTTTGAAAATGAATTGGTAAATCTCTGTATTAATAAAAGAAATTTTGGTTTAAGTTTTGATAAGCTAACAAGGACTTGGAATATTGTTGTAGATACTAATATAGATTTAGTAAATCCATTTAGTTTGGTATATCAAGGAAATACAGAAAATTCTAATAGGGATGCCAGCTGGTTAATAGCATTTACTTGGACTGGAAATAATTATAAAGTTAGATATAGGATAACAGATTATATTTTTGAAAGCGAAAAAGAAACAGCTTTCTTTATAGATAATGATTCTATAAATTATGATTTTGTTAGCAATACTGTTGTAAAAGATCAGGTCACGGTATTATCTGTTAATACAATTAGTACAGGCACTACCGCTCTAAATAAAGATTATCGGTGGCAAATTGATGGATCTATTATTGAACCGGATGGATATGTTGAGCCTAAAAAAGTTCGAGTAAGTTTTTATGATTATGATAACGCCGGACAAATAACAGATCCTGATTCATTTAATAATATTGTAGATCCTGCATCGACTAATTCATATGACAATTTATATAAATTTGTTTACTTTAAACTATCTGATGATGGATTGAGATATCAACTACAAGACAGTGATTTGTTTACACCATTTCCTAATCCGGACAGTGTTGTAGGAACTCCTAGTGACGGGGATCTTTATTATTTTTATGACCCGGACTATAATGTTGTAAAAAGTTATTCGGCCGATCTTGCTGGAACATTAGATCCTTGGGTATATGAGCCGGATTATTTTGCATATCCTGGTAGATCTAATTTGAAATTCCATTACATTCATAATAGCGGAGAAGATCGTAGAATTGATCCTAGTAAGAGTAATATTATAGATGTATATTTGTTAACAGCTTCTTACGATACTGCTTATAGATCCTGGTTAATAACAAAAACAGGCACAGAACCGATGGCTCCTACTAGTCAAAGTTTAGAACAAAATTATGGTGGAAAACTAGATTTAATTAAATCAATTAGCGACGAAATTGTTTTTCAACCTGTACGATATAAAGTATTGTTTGGAGATTTAGCAGATATTAATCTCCAGGCAAAATTTAAAGCGGTAAAAAATCCAGCAATACCGGTTAGTGATAATGAATTAAAAAGTCGTATATTATCTGCTATACAAAATTTCTTCAGTTTAGAAAATTGGGATTTCGGCCAAAGTTTTTATTTTAGTGAATTGGCAACTTATATTATGAATATAATGACTCCAGATATTACTAACTTTGTTATTGTTCCTAAGTCTAATAATAATTTTGGAAGCCTATACGAAGTGGCCTGTTTGACAAATGAACTGTTTATTAATGGCGCAACAGCCAATGATATAGAAATAATTCCAGCAATTACAGCTAATCAATTGAAAACCAGTTCAATTGTAACCAATAGTGGAAATTAATAATGGCCGCTAAAGATATTAAATCAATTAATTTACTACCTGAATTTTTAAGAACTGAAAAAAATTCTAAATTCTTATCCAGTACACTTGATCAATTAATTAATCCTGCCCAGCTAGAAAGAATAGATGGTTACATAGGATCTACAATTACGCCTAATTATGTTTCCACTAGCGATATCTATGTTGCTGAATCATCACCCCTTCGTGGAAACTATCAATTAGAACCAGCCTGTGTTATTAAAGACAGTTTAGGAACAGTGCAAGATGTAATAGGCATAGATGATCTTACTAACGAGATTCAGCTGAATGGTGGGTATCCTGATAATTTTGATAGGTTATATAGAAGTAGTTTTTATTCATACGACCCTCATATTGATTGGGATAAATTTGTAAATTATCAAAATTACTATTGGTTAGTTAACGGCCCTGATAATGTAGTCATCAACAATACCAGCACACAGGTGTTGAACATTGAAACTGATATTCTTACAACTTCCAGTTACACCTATAACGGAATTGATTTATTAAATGGAATGAAGTTAAGATTTTTAGGAAATGTTTCTCCTGAATCTTATCAAGGGCGAGACTTTTTTGTCGAAGGTGTTGGATCTGTAATTAAATTAGTACCATACGATGATTTAAATTCTTCAGAAGATATTACAACACTTTATATCGATCATTTTGATGCCGATCCTTTTGATGATTATCCTTTTGATGGTTACAAAAATCTTCCAGAGAATATCGAATATGTTACCATTAATCGAGCCAGTAAAGATCTAAATTCTTGGTCTAGATATAATCGATGGGTGCATAAAGATGTTATTAAAATCAGTGCAGCAGCATCTGATCAACAGCCGGTATATCCATCTGATAAAAGAGCAAGACGTCCTATCATTGAATTTAAAGCAGATTTAAAATTATACAATTATGGCAGTGTAGGAATTCCGGATATTGATTTAATTGATACCACAACCACCGATGCTTTTAATACAGTAGAAGGGTCGGCTGGATATTATGTTGATGGAGTGTTATTAGAGCAGGGTCATAAAGTTATTTTCACTGCTGATACTGATTCGACAGTGCGCAGTAAAATTTATCAAGTTAATTATGTTGTCATTCAAAACACAACAAGATTAACGCTTGAAGAAATAGCAGTACCGGCAGCAGGATCGGTAACCAGTGCTATTCTTGGCAACGATTATGCTGGTACCAGTTGGTGGTATGATGGCGATACTTGGATATATGCTCAGCAACATACAACTATAAATCAAGCACCATTATTTGATCTTTTTGATAATCAAGGAAATAGTTATAGTGACATCACTTATTATAAAAGTGATTTTGCTGGAAATAAAATATTTGGATATGAAATAGGAACTATTTACGATCCTATTTTACAATTTAAAATAAAATATCGAAATAGTGTAGGAACTGGTAGTTATCTGTTTAAAAACTATTTCATGACTGATACGATTTCAATTTCGGTTGATAGTCAGACTACCAAAATAATTTCTACCGGTATTACTTATTGTAAATTAGATAACGAGTATGTTAATGTTTGGTCAGGGACCGACACTTATCCTATTCCAACATTGGTATCGCCGGAAACAGGTGATACTTATTATGAACCGCCGTTAGGGTTAACTAACAATCCGTTAAATGGATCAATTTCTAGTCTTACATTAAGTGAGATAGCAGATCATGTTAACAATAGTCAACGTAGATTAATTTCAAATATAAATCCGTTGGCCTTTGCTCAAATATTCATTGGTAAAAAAGAACACAATTTAATTGACGCAATAGATAAGGCAGCAGAGCAGTACAATCAGTATAAATTGGCTTTCTTAAGAAAAATAACAAAGATTGATAATCAGACTGATCCGGTTGCGGCTGTTGATCAGGTTCTTAATGAATTAAATGCCGACAAAGATACATTAAGTCCGTATTATCTGTCTGATATGACTCCATATGGTACAGATAAGATTGTAAGAACTTGGACGGTTACCAATAGCAGAAATAAGATTTATTCGATTACTACTGACTATGATCCTTTGGTGTTGTCAATGAGAGCAGTGTTGGTATATCTTAATGGATCACAATTGATACATGATATCGAATATCAATTTGAAGTTAATGATTCCAGTGTTAAAATACTAGTTGATTTGGCAGTAGGCGATACCATTGTTATAAATGATTACACCAATACAGTTGGTAATTTTGTTCCATCTACTCCTACAAAATTAGGATTATATCCAAAATATATTCCTAAGATTTTTAATGATACAACTTACGTAGACCAAGATACAATGGTTATTCAAGGTCACGACGGTAGTTTAATGATTGCCTATAATGATTACAGAGATGATATTATTTTAGAATTTGAAAAACGTATTTTTAATAATATCAAGGCATCGTATCGTAACGAACTATTAGATTATAATACTGTTATTCCTGGAGCATTTAGAGCTACACAATACACTCAAGACGAAATAAAGGGTATAATCAATGGCGATTTTAATAATTGGGCAGGTATCTATGGTATAGAAATTACCAGTAATTCGTCTTTTGACGAAGGTAATCCTTACACATGGAATTATACCAACACTTACAATTCCACTGTAGACACCAATCTAACAGGTAGTTGGAGAGCAATTTACAAATATTTTTACGATACAGATCGCCCCCACACTGCTCCTTGGGAAATGCTAGGATTTACAATTGAGCCTGATTGGTGGAGCACCCTCTATGGCCCTGCCCCATACACCAGTGGTAATAGTTTGCTTTGGGAAGATTTATCAGCAGGTAGAATCAATGGAGTAGTTAATCCTTTGTATGTGCGCGAAGGATTATTGGATGTAATACCAGTTGATGAGTTTGGCGATTTATTAGATCCTACTGAATTAATTGTTCAAGACAACAGCATAACCCCTGGCAAAATTAGAAGTTTATGGACGTTTAATCAGCAAGGACCTGCGGAAACAGCATGGCGTCGTAGTAGCTATTGGCCATTTGTATTGCAGAAATTATTGGCATTAACCAAACCCGCTGACTATGCTGCGTTATTGTATGATCCTATTAGACTTACAAAAAATATTGCTGATCAATGGACATATGGCGATGATCATCAGTTTTTAAGTCCCGATGTGGTTAAAATACACGGCAATGGTAGTGATTTAACAACTGGATATTCAGTATTTGTCAGTGAGGCCGGTAGACAAAGAACTGGAAATTATATACAAGAGCTAAAGAGCGATCTTGCGTATGTTGATTTTAATTTGTTCTATAAGGTCGGAGGATTCATTAGCAAAAATAAAATGCAGATTATTATTGATGCAATTGATCCTACCAGTTCAAGTTCGGGGGCAATACTCCCCCCTGAAGATTATAATCTCATTTTAAACACCAGCAATCCAGTTAAGGTAACAGCAATTTCTGGTATTATTGTTCAAAAGTCTAATGGAAAGTTTATAGTTAGGGGGTATGACAATTATAGACCATATTTTAATGTATATCCAGCAGTTCGTAATGCCACCACACCGACAATTACAGTAGGTGGAGTTTCTCAACCGTATGTTTTATGGAAGTCTAGTTCATCGGGTGGTAGCACTGGATTGACCGATGTTGACGTTACTACAGCACAATCGGCAACATATGGAGTATTTTATCAACAAGGCCAGATAGTTTCATATGGTGATAGATTTTACAGAGTAAAAATTAATCATAAGAGTGGAGATACCTTTAACGCTAATCTTTTCCAATTATTACCATCATTACCGATCAACGGCGGTGTCAGTGTACAGACTGCTATTAGATATGATAAAAAAGTAGTTCAGATTCCATACGGCACTGAGTTTGATAAAATTCAAGAAGTTTATGATCTTATTGTAGGGTATGGAGCATGGTTAGAAGATCAAGGATTTATTTTTGATCAATTTAATAACGATCTTCAAACAATATTAGATTGGAAATTTTCAGGAAATGAGTTTTTGTTTTGGACTACACAGAATTGGGCAGACAATAGCGTAATCACATTAAGTCCATTTGCTGATCAGGTTAAGTTTTATTCGGCAGATAGTGTGGTCGATAATATATTTGATAACTTTTATCATCGTGCAGTATTACAGGTCAATGGAAAAGCTATTAGACATAGTAATTTAAGCGTGAACAGAGATAATGGCACCTGTACTATTCGCACCAGCAATACTCCACAAGGTATATACTTTGTTGTTCTTAATAATGTACAAAAAGAACATGCAATGGTGTTTAACAATACCACAATGTTCAATGACACCATATACGATGTAGAAACTGGATATCGTCAACGTAGAATGAAGCTGGTTGGATTTAGAACAGCAGGATGGAACGGAGATTATTTTAGTCCAGGATTTATCTATGATACTGCCGTAGTAGACGATTGGAAAACATATACTGATTATAGATATGCCGATGTTGTTAGATTCAATGGAAATTATTATTCTGCTAATAAAAACATACCTGGTGATTCTGAATTTGACTTTACCAAGTGGACTGTTTTAAGATCAAAACCTACTGCAGATCTTATTCCTAACTTTGATTATAAAATCAGTCAGTTTGAAGATTTTTACAGTTTAGATATTGACAATTTTGATTCTGCTCAACAAAAGATGGCTCAGCATCTTACAGGTTACACTCCTAGGGTTTATCTAAACAATATCTTCACTAATCCGATTAGTCAGTACAAGTTTTATCAGGGGTATATTAAAGAAAAAGGAACACGTAATTCAATTGCTAAATTGGCCAAGGCCAGTATTCATAATCTTCAAGGCGATATAGATTATACAGAAGAATGGGCATTTAGAGTAGGACATTATGGATCTTACGAAACATTTAAGGAATTAGAAGTATCTCTTGTGGAAGGTAAGTTCATTGAAAATCCACAAATTATCAAATTTATCGATTCAGTTCCGTCCGTTCCTAATGATTTAATTTATTACAGTACGTCAACCAGTTGGTCTATTGTTCCTACTGATTATGTTGCTACTACAACATTTGTTACTACTTCCAGCACAGATATGTTTCAATTGCCTATTGCTGGATATGTGAATTTTGATGATGTTAATTATACGGCATATAATGAAACTGCTGTATTATCTATTCAAGACTCTGGTACACTTATAAAACGTGGAGATACAGTTTGGGTAGCAGCCAAGAAAAATAATGACTGGGGTGTGTTTAGATACACATTATCCAGTTCTAGAATAATAGGAGCTTCTGTAGAGGACGGTACTACAGGCGAACTTACATTAAAAACGGATAAGACTCATTACCTATCTAAAGGCGATATTATTGCTATATATGAGTGCGACAGCAGAATTGATGGAATTTATATAGTAAAATCTGTCAGTAATAAAATTACAGAGTTTGTCATTGATTATCCGACCCCTAATGCTATTACAGAACTAGCATCGACTGGTCTGTTGTTTAAATTTGTTAATTCTCGCTATAGTTTGTACGATGAATTACCCTCTGACAACACGTTATTACAATTCCCAGTTAAAACAAAATTGTGGGTTGACGATGATGGGAGTGGTAATTGGGTAGTTTATCAAAAGGTAAAGAATTACAATAGATATTCAATTGCTGGATCAAATTCAATAGCCAATGAAAAGTTGGGATGGAGTTTAACTAAAGCCAAAAATTCAAATATCTTTATGGTTGGCGCTACTGGGTATAAATCTACCAACAATACAGGAACAGTATTTGTATACGCTGAAAAATATGATGTTGAAAAAAATAAAGGTAGCGTTGAAGTTAAAATTCGATATAATCTTAATACCAATTCAATAACTTATCATGCGCCAGGCGGCAATGCTGAATTTGGATATTCTTTAGCATACGATGATAGAGATTTTATTGGTGTTACAGGGTCTTCTGGTTATGGGATATTTTTTGCCGGAGCACCGGGTGCAAGTGGAACTAAATCTAACGATTTTAGCAGTATTAGATATGCTTATAATACAGGAACAGTAAGCACCTCTACTCAAGAAGGGCTGGTAAAAATCAGCTCAATTGATCCGCTTACAAACGAAGAATATACCCAACGTGTTTTGTTAAGTCCTAATCCTTCTAGTTATGAAAGATTTGGACATAGTCTCTATGTTCAACAAACAGAAACCGATGATGGAAAACTTCTTCTTGTGGGCGCTCCCCAGATTTATAATCAAGGAACCGGTCATGTTTATGCCTATCTTGTAACTACCAGCACTGTTACTACCGGAACAATTGATCTGAGTTACGTTGAATCAGTTACGACTTCCAGTGTAACATTAGCTTCCGGGGATCGTTGGGGATATTCAATCAGTGGATCTGACGATGCTGGTGTAATAGCAATTGGCGCCCCCGGACATTCAAACAATGCTGGGATAGTTTCAATCTTTACAGGAACATCATTAACTTATATTCAAACAATTAGCTCACCATTCGGCGACCATTCTAAATTTGGAGAAGTTGTTAAAGTTTCTTCAGATGGATCATATTTGTTTGTTTCGGCAATAGATGCTAGGGGTACTGATCAATCTTATGGTAAGGTTGCTGTGTATACATTAACTAACCATTTATTTGTATTAGATAGTGTTTTAGAGAATCCGCTACCGACAGTCGGAATGAAGTTTGGGCAAGCAATTGATATTAACAATAATAATACAGAATTAGTTATTTCTGCTATAGGTAAAAATAAACATATCATTACAACATTTGATACCTATAAAGATCTGTTATCGTCTGCTGATCAGCCTGATCCGACCACTCCCTATGCCAAAAACCCAGACAGTGCTACACTTGCTGAATCCACAACATTTGACGCTGACTCTACAGTATTTTACGATTCATCTAATGATTCGGGATCGGTTTATATCTATAATAGAAAAACAAATAAATTTAGATTAACTTACGAACTTGTTCCTGTGAATGCCAGTTCTGGAACCAATTATGGATATAGCGTAGCAGTTAATGACAACAGCATCTATGTTGGTGCTCCTGCTTATAGTAGCGATACACCGGGTGCTGTTCATCAATTTTATAAAATAGACACAGAATCTGACAGTCTTCAAGCAATTAGAAAACAAAATCAATTAGTGGATTTAAACACCGTACAGAAAATTTCCATAATTGATTCTTTTAATGAAGAAGTAATTGATTACCTCGACACCATTGATCCGGTAAAAGGTAAAATTGCCGGACAAGCAGATCAAGACGTAAGATATAAATCTCTTACAGATCCTGCAATATATTCAACCGGCACTAGTGCTACCGTTAATAATACCGATATCAACTGGTTAGATAGTCATGTCGGCGAGTTATGGTGGGATCTCAGTACAGTAAAATATGTTTGGTACGAACAGGCAGATGTAACCTATAGAAAAAACAACTGGGGACGAGTGTTTCCTGGTTCCAGCATTGACATATACGAATGGGTAGGAACTCCATACTTGCCTAGCGAATGGTCTCAAATTGCTGATACAGTAGCAGGATTATCACAGGGAATCAGTGGACAACCTAAATACCCTGATGATTCTGTGGTATCTATCAAACAGGTCTATAATTCTGCTACTTTGTCATTTGAAAACAGATATTATTTCTGGGTAAAAAATAAAGTAACATTACCTAATACAAAAAACAGAAGAATCACTGCCAATCAAATAGCAAGTATTATAGCTGACCCAACATTATACGGGTTAAAATATGCTGCGATTATTGATCAAGATTCTATGATGTTATCTAATCTGGGTGATACACTAGTTGATGACAGAATACATATTAATATCAATTACGATATTATTAATAATCCTATTCCATTGCACACTGAATGGTTACTACTACAGGAAGGATTAGCAACCAGCCGACCAAATACACTGTTAGAAAAGAAACTATTTGACAGTTTATTAGGGCACGATAGTTTAGGTAATCCAGTTCCTGATCCTGCTTTGTCCTCCAGAGCCAGGTACGGGATCAGTATCAGACCACGCCAAACTCTGTTTAAAAATAGATCCGAGGCCATTAGAAATATTGTTGAATTTTCTAACGGTGTGCTAATTACGAATCGTATTACTGGCAATTATAGTTTTGCTAATTTAAACAAACAAGAAACCGTGCCGTATGAAGATAGTCATAGGTACGATGAAGTAGTTGAAGACAACGAAGGATTATTAACAGTTGATACTAGAAATTTTGTAAAGGCTGAAATTTCTTGTGAAATAGAAAATGGTAGAATAGTCACTGTTAATATTGACAATCCGGGATATGGATATAAGATAAGCCCATTGGTTAAATTGCCCACTGATTCTTTGGCCGAAATTAAAACAATTATTGACCAATATGGCAGTGTAATTGATACCGAAATAGTAAATGCTGGATCTAAGTTTACAACGGCGCCGGTATTGCAAGTTAGATCTTATACTGTAATTGTTTTAGCAGATGCCGAAAATAATGGAAAGTGGAGCGAGTTTGTTTACGATGTGTCAACTAGTACTTGGTCAAGAATACATACACAACAGTATAATACTACCATCTATTGGGACTATCGTGATTGGATCAGCCCTGATTATAACCCATTCGTAGATTATGCTTATACCGTTGACGAAATATATGAATTAGAATCACTAGAAGATCTACAGGCCGGGGATTATGTCAAAATTAAAAATGGTGGTTTAGGATACTATATTATAGTAGAAAGAGTTCTTGATGGTATGGTAGGAGATTTTAGTGAGCAGTTTAATATTGTCTACAGTGAAAATGGTACAATTCAAATATTAGACACTGTTTGGGATTTTGCTAATAGTAATCTTAACTTTGATCAAGTAAGTAGTTATGATCAAACACTATATGATCAAACACCTGACACTGAATTAAATTATATTTTGATAGCATTAAGAGATGATTTGTTTATCAATGACTTAAAAGTTAATTGGAATTACTTATTTTTCAAAGCAGTAAAATATGCACTAAGTGAACAGAAATTATTAGATTGGGCATTTAAAACATCCTTTATTAATGTAGTAAACAATGCTGGAACATTAGATCAACGCACAGTTTATAAATTACAAAATACTGAATACTTTGAAGATTATATCAAGGAAGTTAAACCTTATCATACCAACATTAGAAGTTTCACATCTAAGTACAGTGTATTAGAGCCCACTGGATCGTACAACACTGACTTTGATCTTCCTTCATACTATGATAAAAATACAAATCAATTTACCAGCATAGAAATTCTTGCTAGTGAAAGTTCTTCTACCTTTACAATTACCAATACATTAACCAATGTATATCCGTGGAAATCGTGGACAGACAATTATCTAACCAGCGGTACTGTTAGAACAAATCTTATTGGAATGAAGTTTGATAGGGTTAGTAGAGGTATTGAAATTGAAAATCTTCAAACAGTTGACACCTTTATTTGTAATGGTTCAGATAATTCATTTGTGCTGAGTTGGGAAGCAGAGCCCGATAAATCTAAAATTACAGTTACATTAGGCGGCGCACTGGTATTAGGTTTAGATTATTCTATAACTTATTACGATGAAGATTATGGACAATTTACTGGGGAATATCGTAAAAATAGAAGTAAAATTGTATTTTTAAATTATACCCCTCCAATCGGTCAAACATTGGTGGTATCCTATTATAAGAAAACCAGTTTATTAAATGCTGCCGATAGAGTTTTAAATTTTTATACAGCAACAGCTGGCATGCCAGGATTAGACCTTGGCCAACTTATGACTGGAATTGTTTATCCTAAGACTAGAGTTGAAGGATTAATGTTTGACTATGCCACAGACTGGGACGTATATACCGGTTATGATTCATCTTCGTATGCAGACAGTGTTGGATTCTATACCAGCACAACTTCTAGTTCTGCTTCATCTTCGGTCGGGGGAACTTGGACTTCGATTCACTTATCTAGTATAGCAGGAGTATCGATAGGGCAATATGTTAATGTATCCAGCACAGTAACACAAACATTTACAACTGCTACAGTTCAAGTAGTTGATATAAACACATCAACTAATCTTGTTATATTTAATACAACAACTTTTGCAACAATTTCAACAGGTTCTAGCATAGAATTTTGGACATTAGATTCTGAAATGAGTATTTTAGATAGCGCTATCGAAGGCGGCACCTGGAATACTTCTACCAGAGTTGGTGCATTAGGTATTAATCCTGAGGATATTACAATAGATGGCGACGGGTTTATTACAGCCAACACCAGTTATGCTCCTGAAGAATTAGTACCTGGAGAAGTTAATGAAAGCCTAGGTATAAATGTTTATACTAAAAATCCTCAAGGTGGTCCTATTGTATTAAGTTCATATGTTAATGTTGTTGCCGGCACAACTACTACTCAAACATTGGGAATAGTTCCACCCAGTGCCGACAACATCATAGTAACATTTAACAATAATATATTCACTTATATTACAGGAACTAATTTTACTGCCAGCACTTATACCATTGATTGGGCTGCCAATCAAATTGTTTTACCACCACAAGCAGTAAGTGGTAATTTAGGATATACTATTGTTAGCATTGGTGGCGGGAGACCAGATCAAGAAGCCGGAGTGATAGATTCGTCCAGTGTTTCTGTAATAGGAACATCAACAGTTCAGGCGCAAAGTCTATCTTCTTATCAGTCTGTAAAAAGTGCTTATGTAACACTGAATGGTCAAAAAATTGAGTCCACAGGAACCGGTGTTTACTATGAATTAACCTATGCTAATTCTATTAATCGTAGAGCTGCTGTTAATGTACATAGATTACCTACCGATAAAACCAATACGGTAACTGCATGGTTCTTTGGTACTTACAACAAGTATTTTAATGAAGTTAAGGAAGAAACATTCACTATCACTGGCAGCACCTATTATACTTTATCGTATCCTCCGGGAAATATAGAACCTGTAGCGGAAGAAGCCATTGTGGAATTGTATGATCCTGCTACTGGTCAAAGAAATATTCTCAGACCTCCTCATACTGATTATTATAAAGTTGTTAACCTTTATAGTACCACTTTCCCAATCAACAATACAGGTACATATACATTAGGCAGCAGTTTAAGAGTGTATGTTAATGGTATTGAACTTAAACCAGGTTTTGAATACAGTGTAGTTGGTGGCACACAGGTTTCTATTAATTTTGGTATTTGTCAGGTTAATGATGTAGTGGCTGTGTTATCAAAACCGGCTACGCCTAACTATGATTATGATATTGTTGGTAATGTATTATCTTTAGAGCCAGGATTCTCAACTAGTAAACAGATCAAAGTTATTACCTATAACAATCATGATAATATGTTTATTAGAACTGAGCAGTTTATTGGACTTGCTGGGCGTAGATATCAAATCAGTCGCCCGGCTCTCAATGACAATTATGTTTGGGTTATTGTCAATGGTATACCACTGGTTAATAAACTAGATTATGAAATTTTAGACGATCTAGTTACAGTTCAAATAAGTTCGAGATTTGAGCATACAGCAAGTGATAAAATTACTATTATATCGATCAGTGACTCGCCATTGGCTACTACTGTGTTAGGTTATCGAGTGTTCAATGACATCTTTAATAGAACACATTTTAAGAGACTGAGCAAACAAAATACAACCTACTTAACTCAGCCGTTATCGTTTACCGATACTGAGATTTATGTAGCAGATGCGTCGGTATTGACCCCACCGTTAGTGGCTAAAAATATGCCCGGTGTTGTAATTATTGACGGCGAGCGTATAGAATTCTTTACAGTTACAGGAAATGTGTTGGGACAGTTGCGTAGATCAACATTAGGAACAGCACCTAGTTTTTACAGCGAAGAAAATACCAAAGTTATTGATCAAGGGTTAGATCAAACTGTTCCTTACAAAGAAAATATTTACAAACAGGTGTTATTGACTTCTACATCAACCAATACATATTCTATCAGTTCTATTGATTATGTTGCAAATACAGGAACCTATCATCAATATATCAATGATGGAATAACATTTAGTACTAATTTAATACTTCAAGAAGGACAGGGATTTATTAGCAATCAAATAGATGTTCGGTATGGCGGTCGAAAATTAAACAAGACAGGAACATTCCATCAAGATATTACAGTATCTTATGATAGTCCTAGATATACATCTATTGGTACCACCTCTACAGTAGATTTATTGCCATCCACTACAGTTATGGGCCAAGGATATATTGTTGAAGATACTAATCAGGTATGGATATATGAAAACTCAGTAGATTCGTCATCAGTTAATGGTTATGTTTACAGAGGATTAGACTATCAACCGCCAGAATTCACTGTTGAAATTATTGATAAAACAATGGCATTAAATTTCGGAATAGATGCTGTTAAAATGGCCATTGGAGTATTACCGGAAGACTTATTGTATGATTTAAATGGTGACGGGCAAGTTACATTAACAGATGCTTTATCATATGTTAAACTTGCTGTAGGTTATGATTTTACAGAATTAGGATTCACTGTTAATACAGAATCAAATGCCAGTTTGCTAATTAAAAATAGTTTTGATTTAATATTAAATATTGATAACGGAGTTCAGGGGGGAATAAAATTAGTAGTGACCAAGAAAGATTTAACAACAGTATGGAATGATATAATAAGTTCTGATGAAACTAAATCTTTAATGGTGAGCAGCACAACGCAGGCCAAGTTCTTACAGTTGCGCCCTGCTGAATTACCAGATAAGTATTATTATGGAGGTGATCCGGGATTGGTTGGAGATGACGGATACGCTATTACTACAGACGAAGACCAGCCGCTAGAAGGAAATTAAGATGCCAAAGATTTCGCAATTACCTGTTATTACAACAGCAACAGATGAAACATATTTTATTGTCGAGGATCATCGGCTGGCTAGACGTGCGTCTTATCAAGACATTTTAAATCAGGTATCCAGAGGTCCTAGCGGCCCAAGCGGCCCGAGTGGCACAGGACCACAAGGTCCCAGTGGCCCAAATGGAACGGCAGGAACAAACGGTGTAACTGGACCACAAGGACCACAAGGTGTAGTAGGCCCACAAGGTCCTATTGGTTATACTGGATATACCGGTGCTCAAGGACCACAAGGAGTGACCGGTCCACAAGGGCCCAGTGGCCCAAGTGGTGTTAGTAATATAGCAGGGCCACAAGGGCCGAGCGGACCAAGTGGAGCAGGTGCCCAAGGACCGCAAGGAGTTACCGGGCCACAAGGACCAAGCGGACCAAGTGGTACACAAGGACCTAGTGGAGTTAGTAATGTAGCGGGACCACAAGGCCCCCGGGGGTTTGTTGGCCCTCAGGGCCCAAGCGGCCCCAGTGGAGTTAGTAATGTAGCAGGACCACAGGGACCTAGCGGACCTCAAGGGGCTGGAGCACAAGGACCACAAGGTCCACAAGGAGCATCAGGTCCGCAAGGATCTAGTGGACCCAGCGGGCCAAGTGGTCCCAGTGGAGCAAACGCTATTACAATAGTATCGGCTCCTGCTAATAGCAGCAGTTCGGGAACAGTTGGGCAGATTGCCTACTCTGGGGATTTTGTCTATATATGTGTTGCCACCAATACCTGGCGTAAACTCTATGCCACCACCTTTTAATACAGCATAAATACCACTATGAATAATACAGCAACCATAAGAAAACCCGACGAGCAAGGCTCTATCAGCATTCAAGGGCACATCAAGATTTTTGATCCTGTATCTAAAGAAGTTTTTATTGACAAGCGTAATGCCATCCATTATGAGAATTTTTCTTTAGCATTAGCAAGAAGTTTAAGCAGTCAAGGATTTGGAACTATTTCAGAAATGGCATTTGGTAATGGCGGAACAAGAGTAGGAGAAACTGGTATAATTACTTACCTAACTCCTAACACTGTAGGCACCAATAGCGCATTATATAACGAAACCTATACTAAAATTGTCGATGCCAGATCGACAGATAGTTTAGACCCGGCTAGAAACTTTATGGAAGTCCGTCATGTGTTAGGAACTGCCTACAGCGATATTTTAGTCAGTTGTTTACTGGACTTTGGTGAACCTACAGGTCAGGCAGCATTTGACAATGCTACCAATACCGATGGTACATTTGTGTTTGATGAGTTAGGACTTAAATCTTATAGCCCAGAAGGACCGGGTATGGGAGATTTATTAACTCACGTTATTTTTCATCCTGTTCAAAAATCATTAAACAGAATGATACAAATTGATTATACGGTAAGAGTCCAGAGTCTTACTAATGGAATTTAAGTATGTCCTATACATTGAAATTTTCTGATAGCACCAAGACTACTATTGTAGTTCCTGCCATGCCGCCCGGCATCAATGCTGTTGATACAAGCCTAGACCTAGTAGGTAGAGGATATCCTAACTATGGTGAAAAGATAGCACAAAATTTCTTGTATCTATTAGAAAATTTTGCCAATCAAATTCCTCCTGAAAATCCTATAGAAGGGCAATTGTGGTATGACACTAGTGATCCTAATAATAAAGTATTGCGGGTACTAGATGGAGCGAATTGGCCAACAGTAAGTGGAATATATCAGCAATCTACAGACCCAACCTTAGAAACTAATCAAGGTCTTAAAGAAGGTGATATTTGGGTTGACACTAGCAAGACACAACTTAAAATTTACAGTTCTGGAAATTGGACTACAGTAGGCCCATCTACTTCCACAGACACCGGGGCTATTGTCGCTACATTACCGGCATTATCTGGTGGGCCGTATGATGTTATATTAAACAAAGTTGATGGCAAGGTTATATCTATTGTTACAAAAGATGCCTTTACCCCAAACCCAGTAATAGAAGGATTTACCTCGTTAACTACAGGAACAAATTTAGCCACTGGTTCTATTCTTAACGGGACAGCATTATCCGCATCGAATTTTTCTATTAATGGAGTTCTTTATTCATCTTCAAAATTTTTAAGAAAAGACAATTCGGGCGGAGAAACAATCACAGGTAAAGTTGTTTACGTAACTCCTGCTGATCAAGCAGCCGCTCTTGGCAGAGATGGTGTAGTAATTTTTAAATCTGGTGATCCAAACTACATTCAATTTTACAAAAATACCAATGACGCAGTAATTCTTAATAATACGCCAGGTGGGAAATTAATTTTTAAAACTACAGGGGCTACACCTGGACTATTGGATTCTATGTATATAGAAAAATCCTTGGTAAAAATTAATGTTACTACAGAGGCGGTCAGTACCACAACAGGTGCGTTGGTAATTACAGGTGGAGCAGCAGTTGGCGGTAATTTTTATGTAGGTAAGAAACTATATGTCAATGGGTTTAATTTAAACACTGCTACGTTATCATTATCAAATACCGCAGTATCAACCTCAACTACAACTGGCGCACTAACTGTTGCTGGAGGAGTTGGAATTGGAGGTAGTTTAAATATTGGAACAACTTCTACCATTGCCGGGGCACGTATTTTAACCACCGCTACTGCGGCCATAGTTTATCCGGAAGATTTTGGTGCGGTAGGTAATGGATCAACAAATGATTATGGTGCCTTACAGGCTGCTATTAACACAGGTAAATCTGTATATTTGTCAGATGGTAAGACCTATTATTACACAACAGGTATTGTTCTAAATAATAGTTATCAACGATTTGGCGGTCCTGGAATTTTAAAACCTAGTGGTAGTATCAACGGTGTTACAATTACTGGATACGAAGGAGTCGAAGTTGATTTGACTTTCAATGCTCCCGATCTTGCTGGATGTGCTGTAAGAGTCGATGCCGCCAATCGTGTAACCATTAAGAAATTACATGGAGTTAGTATTGGAACTAACAATACAACCAGTTCTATTTTACACGTTCAAGAATGTAACACCTGTGTAGTTGACTGGATGTGGGCAGTAACAGGTGGTAAAGGTATTACTTGGTACGGATCAGATAGTTTGAGATCTGATATTTTAAGAATTAATTTTGCTGTGTTAGATTGTGCCGATGACCAATATGGACTTGATTGGGATGGTAATTGCCATAGTTTAGAAATTGGATATCTTGGATTGGTGGGAACTAAGGGAGCAATTATTCGTAATACCTATAAAGATAGTCATCCGAGTGCTACTACCTTCCCTGCTATCGGTCGTTTCAATCATATTGAAATTGATTATCCAACAAGTCACGGTATAGAAATTACAGCTGGACTAGACTACGATTTTAATATTCCTTATATTTTAGGTGCTGGTTATACTGTAGGCCCTGGTTCTGCTAAAAGCGGAATTAAGATTGGATCTAGCATTAACAGTTATCAGGTTCGTATCAATGGTGGTAAGTCTATTGGAAATACAGGATACGGTATTGAAAATGCCGGCGGTGTTGTATATTTTGACGGAACGACCGATTTATCAAACAATACATTAGGTAGAACAACCGGTTCTGTTTGGACCACGCTTGAACGATTAACATTGGATGATGATAATTTTTATCTTACAATGAACAGTGGCAATCCTCTCATTGCACTTAGTAGTAGCTCTACTATGGCATATGATAGAACTAATAAGCAATTAAACTTTACAATTGATTCGGTAGGATCACTTCAGATAGCTAAAACCTATGTACAAGCATTTACTCCTCTAATAACACCAACTTATACCGTAGGAACATTGCCATCCGGGCTTCAAGGAATGCGAGCAATGGTAAGCGATGCCAATACCAGTACATTTTATAGTGTTGCGGCCAGTGGAGGATCATATGTGGTTCCTGTTTATTATACCGGATCTGAGTGGAGAATAGGATAAAATCGAATGGCATATACAATATCAAATACAGACGGAACCAAATTACTATCTTTGGCAGATGGCACGATCGATCAATCTGCTACCAGCCTGACCTTAATTGGAAAAAATTACACAGGGTTCGGTCAAGAATACAATAACAATCTTGTTAAGTTATTGGCCAACTCCGCTAATACATCGGGTAATCCTCCTCGCAGTCCTTTAGTAGGGCAGCTATGGTATGACACTACTGGTAAACGGGTCAAAGTGTTTGATGGATCTTTTAAATCTATTAGCGGAGCCATTATAGCATCTACCCAACCATCAACATTAGTTGCTGGAGATTTATGGTGGGACACTGCTAATACTCAATTAAAAGTTTATACTGGTAGCACAGCCACAGTAGTAGGCCCTGCATTTCCTAAGTTAGTTGGCGAGAACGGATTTGTTTTACCTAGTGTTAGTGTTAGAGATATTGATAATAATACTAAAAATTTAACATTAATAAAGAACTATGGTGTTACACTAGGATATGTATCCTCTGAACCTTTTGTTATTAATACCTTAACAAACTTTTCATATCTAACATCTGGAACAACTACTTCAACAGTTAAGGGATTAACAGTTCTTGGTGATATTCAATATAGCGGAAAGATTTCAAACAAATATTTGACTCTAGATTTAAATTTAAGTAATATCACTACATTAGACAATTTATATGAGTCTAATGCCGTAAATGTAACTACTCAAAATTCTAGAATCGCAGCGGTATTGAGATCAGTTTTTCCGATCAACACTGGAATAGATCCGATCCCTAATTATTATGCAGCCACGTTAACGGAAACAGGGGTTCCGGTTAATAGCGAAGCTAGAGTTTTATTAAGCTCAACTGCTAGTTCTTATGTATATCAGATTAGACTTTTTAAGGCAGATCAAACTGGAGTGTGGGTAGGAAAAACTACCGGAGCCGCTTACACAGCTACTAATGTTATAAGCGAATTTTCAAGGATTTAAAATATATGACCGTTATAACTGAAGTATTTAAATCAGACACTGCCCTTGCAGACGGAACCGTAGTTACCATAGGTGGATCAGCAGAAATTGTTTCCTGTTCAAATGGAGATCGAGTAGTCGGTGTGGTATCTAGTAGTGATCAAAATGATGTAACAGTGGTGATCAAAGGTAGAACTCAAATTAAGTGTGATTCTTTGGTTAAAAAAGGAGATAGATTAGTGGCTTCGGATAATGGTAAGGCTAGAGTCACTCAACCCGGGCATCCGGAAGTATTTGCTATTGCCTTAGAAAATTCTCGCTCAGGTAACTGGGGTAGAGATTTAGTCTCAGTATGGGTCTTATAAATAAATTATGCCTTATATTTTAAATAAAACTAACGGAACTAAATTAGCAGTATTAGAAGATGCCAGTTTAGATCTCACTACCAATTTAAGTTTTGTCGGTAGGAATTATTCCGGCTACGGCGAAATTATCAATGAAAACTTATTGAGATTATTAGAGAATTTTTCTAATACCACACAGCCTAGTCGCCCGCTAATGGGACAACTTTGGTTTAATAGTAACAGTGATCAGCGACGATTAAATGTATGTTATGATGGAAAAAACTTTAAAGGTTTAGCAACACTAAGAGTTCAATCTACTACTCCTACTGTTTCTATTCAAGGTGAGTTATGGTGGGATACTGCCAGTAATCAACTAAAAGCATTTAATGGTACTAGCTATCTAACAGTTGGACCTACTACAGTTTCTTCTGCTAAATCATCTTGGACATTTACCGAAGAAACCTATATAGATGATACCAACACTTCATATAGTATTCCATTTATTAAAGGCAATTTAAACAGCAGACCTGCTGTTGCTATTACATCCTTTTCAGATTTAATAAGTACATCTACTATAAAAGTAACCAATTCTGATCTTATCAGTTCAACCGGTAAGCCAGATTTCAGTAATGGTATTAAGAAAGGCGTAACACTAGCCGGATGCGATGTGAATGGGTCTAGCCGTGCCAATGATTACTATTTTTGGGGAACAGCAGCCGAAGCATTAACAGCAGTCACCGCGACCGGAATCACAGTTACTCCAACAATTTCTGGAACATTCTTTGTTCCTTTTGTGAATACCTTCAGTGGCGGTGCTACTGTTATAGCATCTACCAGTTCTTTTAATTACAATGCGGCAACTGGCGTGCTAAATGCTACAGCCACCTCTGCCTATTATGCGGACCTAGCAGAACGATATGAATCGGACAAGCCATATGAGGTAGGTACGGTTTTAGTAATAGGCGGGGAAAAAGAGGTCACAACTACAGACGTTAAGGCCAATACAGCAGTGATTGGAATAGTGAGTAAAAATCCGGCATATATGATGAATTCTGACGCCGGAAATGACGAAACTCACCCCTTTATTGCCTTAAAAGGTCGAGTTTTATGCAAAATTTGTGGCACCGTAGAAAAAGGTGATCTACTAGTAACCAGCTCTGTTCCGGGATATGCAGCAGCCTGGAGTAATGGTGATAGTCCTAATGCTGTAATAGGAAAAGCCCTAGGAAATCACTCCGAGGGCTTTGGGGTTATAGAAGTTTTAGTAGTTTAAACAGCCATTGGTGCTGCTATAGCGCCGTGGCTGGTATATCCAATTAGTTCAATATCATCCATAACAAAATTGGTAATCACACCAATTGATGGATTCAATGTTAACACAGGCAATGTCATAGGCTCTCTGGACAATTGTTCTTTAACCTGGTCGATGTGAGTATTGTAGATATGAGCATCACCTAACGTAATAATCAACTCCCCTACAGCTAAATTACAGACCTGGGCTATCATGTGCGTAAACAGTGCATAACTAGCGATGTTAAATGGCACTCCCAAAAACATATCTGCACTACGCTGATACATCTGACAACTTAGACGCCCATTACTAACATAGAACTGAGCCATCATATGGCAAGGTGGTAATGCCATTAAATCCAGTTCACCCGGATTCCATGCTGTAATAATATGTCGCCTACCATATGGATCTGCTTTGATACCGTTAATTAGCTCAACCAATTGATCAATGTGTTTGATGCCCATACGGTTTGCACCAAATACCGGAGCTCTCCAAGTGCGCCATTGAACACCGTAAATTCTGCCTAAATCACCTTTAAACTTTTTTCTACGTTGCCAATAATCGGCACTTTCGTTATCACTCCAAATAGTTTTCTTATCGCTATTTTGATCACCGTAAAGTAGTTCTTTCAGTTTTCGTTCATCCCCGCTGCCTTCAATAAACCAAAGTAGTTCGCTTACTACAGATCGCCAGGCAAGTTTTTTAGTAGTAACAGCTGGAAAACCTGCTGTTAAATCAAAACGCAGTTGAAGACCAAATAGACTGCGGGTACCTACGCCTGTGCGATCAGGACGTAGGTCACCGTTTTCTAGAACATTTTTAAGGGCATCTAGGTACTGTTTCATTCAGCAGCTACAGTGACTTTCTTGCTCTTGCTTTTTGGCGGATCTAGTTCGTCAGCTTTCTTGCGAAGTTGTTGAGCCTGTTTGAACAGGGCATCGGCACGAGACCTCAGTTCTCCAGCACTCATTTCTTCGACAACAGGTTCGACTACGGGTGCTGGAGTTTTAGCAGGTTTAGGATTGGGATTCTTACCATCTGTAATTGCCAAATCCTCTAATGCCACACCTTTTTGCTCGGCAATGATCACATTGAGTTCGTCAAGTGGAACACTGCTTTGAGGAGTAGGAGTTACCAGAACACCGTTTGTGGGAACCTTTTTAAGGTGGTTATTGACGTGAAACCACTCTAGCATATTACTGCCATCTGGAAACCTACGAACAGCGAGAATATCTGCCAATTCGTTGGCTGCCTGTGCTTCGTTGCCCTGGATCAAATTCATAAGGCTATCGTGATAAGTATCACCCAACACGTTAGTTCCAATCACCAAGGCACTGTAAGGATCACCCGGTAAAGTTCGATAGGCAATGACGATCTTAGCGCCATTGTTTTTCATTTTTCCCACATGTTTCATGTGAACTCCTATTTAGGCTGCTGGTGCTTCAGCAGGTGCCTCGGCGGGTTTTGGTGGTGCTACAGCATTGAGAAATGCATTAACACGATCAAAAACTGAACCAACTGCGCTCATTTCTGCTGCTTGGAAAGCACCACGGCGTGCTGCTGTATCTACAATGGCACGTAGGTTTTGAAGGTCGCTGATACTGAGTTCAGGTGCAGGAGCGGCGGCCGGAACATCGCCACCAATACCGTTTTCTGTTGCTACTTGTGCTTGATCATCCATTTTAAAAATCTTCCTTGTTGTGTAAATAGGGACATCCTAATGACAGCATAGTGATCTCCCTGGGATCTTCTATGCCAATTACCGTTACGTCGACCATTTTATTAAGTTGATCAACGCTTAGGCTTCGTTTAATTGCATACCTACTATTTAAGTGGTAGTTAATCCAATGGTCTAATAATTTGATATCTACAGCAGTGGATACAGTAATAGAACTGAAATGCTTGGGGATAAAAGTTAATTTTCTTACCCCCAAGGCACTTAACGGATTTACTTGTCCTCTACTGAGAGCCATTAGGCAGTATCTTTGTAATAAGCATATTGTCCAAACGGTGGAACAATAGTTTCGCTACCGTGGATAATAAACAGCGTATCGCAATAATGTTCATCACCCCATCCACCGCAAGGTAGTCCATCTGTAAACATAATGAACTTCTTAGGCTCAATACATTCTTCTTTCATAAAAGACCAGTTGGCTTCAAAGTCAGTGCCGCCTCCACCTTTGCATTCGTATTCCATAATTTCGTCGGCATTATCCCCAGAAAATTCGGCATAGCTATAAACAGCAGTATCAAAACACCAAAGTTTAAGTTTAAAGTCTTGGTATTCTTCCATAATGCCTTTGATCTCACTGATCATGTCCTTGCCCATTTCGTCAGTAATACTACCGCTCATGTCAATACTGCAGGCAATGTCAATGGTCTCTTCATTCATCATACCAGGCAATACAGCGCCGCAGTGTTGGCTTTTGCGATTTGGACGATTAAAACTGAAGTTGCTTTTGAGAATACTTTGAATATTCATACGCAACATCTGCCGCCAATCCATCTTGGGCTCGGTAAAATCTTTGATCATACGAGCAATACCTGCCGGCACTTTACCTGCACCTGCTGCCTGAGCTGCGGCTACAACAGCTTCTTTGATCTCGTCGCGGATCTGTTTCCGTTCCTCGGCAGTGAGCTTTGGACGACGTGGGCGACCGTCTTCGCCCTCCTCTCCGTCACCGTCTTCATCATCGTCGCTGTCGTCAAGGTGCTCGTCCAATAATTCGCCAAGATCCTCAATCTTGATCTTTTCGGCCTTATCGTACAGTTCGTCGTAAATTTCCTCGTAACTCCAGCCACGATATTTGTTATCTTGATAGATTTTAATCCAATCTGGCACTTCGCCAATACGCTCATCTTTGAGGATTTGATTAGCGGCATAGTCGGCTGCAATATTGCTCAACATAGGATGACGATTATTTCGACGACCCATATGGTCAAACACATTATGGAGCACTTCGTGAGCAAAGCCAAACTCGGCCTGTTTAGGAGTCAACTTATTAACGAAGTCGTTATTGTAATAGAAACGGCGACCGTCTGTAGCAAGGGTTGAACACCATTCAGTAGCATCAATAAGTTGCATACGAGTAGCAAGATTACCAAAGAAAGGATGGCGAAGCAACAGTCCGATACGGGCAGTTACTAATTTTTCTACAATCTTATTCTTTTCTGCTTGTGTGAAGTTCTTGGGAACAATCTTCTTGGTCTTTTCGGATTTCATTACTGATGCCATTGCTTTCTCCGTTGTTTAACTGTATATGAGTTATTATACACACACTTATTTAATGTGTCAAGAGACAAATAAGGCCCTTGCGGGCCCTATTTTTACTCCATTGCAGTGATAATATACTTGCCATACTTCTCGTGGAAGCGGTCGAAGTGTTTCAACTTGCTGGCATCGAAAGGCAGTTTGTATGTGGTCAAGGCCGTTTTGGCTCCCATCACAACCAACTCAGTTGGGAAATTGTCCATCATAAACCCAAAGAAGCAGTCTGCCATAGAATCCCAATCCTTGACTTTCTTCTCGTATGCCGTTTGGAGTTCGTAGCACATGCTCACAGTCAGTGAGTACATTGCCGAAATTTCTTTAATTTCGCAGTTTTTGACCTTACCGGCAAGGATATTGCTTGGATCGGGCATCTGCTTGGCAACCTTACGATGTGCCATAAATTTAACAGCAAGACCCTCGCCAATTGCACCGGCAATCAAATCGGTCAGTGTGCTTTCTGGCAGGTCGTCATCTTCCAACAGTTCGCTAACAAAATGCCAGCTACGTGGAGTAGCAAAGGCACGTGAGCTAGATTTTGGATCAAAGTCGTAAAGATCCTGTTTGGCAAAGCCAATGTAACCTACAACCTGCTCGTGTTCACGATTCAAAGTAGCCCACTGGAGCCAATCTTCGTAGTCGGTACGCAGTTCAATATGAAGGAAGCGATTTGCCAACGGAGCCGGCATACGATAAGTAACGCCCTTGTCAGTTTCGCGATTGCCTGCTGCCACAATGCTAACACCTTTGGGAAGAACGTAGGTGCCAACACGACGATTAAGGATCAATTGATATGCCGCAGCCTGCGTAGCCGGAGCAGCCGAGTTTAGTTCATCCAAGAACAGGATAGCGGTGCTGTCTGGATCAGTGGGCAATTCTGCCGGAGGTGCCCAGCTCATGGTATTGGCCTGAGCATTGTAATAAGGAATACCTTTAATATCGGTAGGTTCCCAAAGGCTCAGTCGAACGTCAATAACCTCGCGATCAAACTCGTCGCCGACCTGTTTGACGATATCTGATTTGCCAATGCCCGGAGGACCCCACATGAATACAGGGCGTTGGATTTTAACGCACTTACGAATGCTACGTTTGGCTTCGTTCGGGCTAACAGTGCGATTTGCGGAAATTTTCTCTGCCATTTAAAAAACTCTCAAGTTAATTGGTAATGTTTACTGTTGATTGCTTATTGCTTCAACGTGTATCTATTATACCTTAGACAGCGGTTGCTGTCAAGTCACTGGCAATTTTTGCCCTTATTAGTCGTTCAATGTTGCCTGAAAACAACACCAATTGCACAGCTAAACGATCGTTAAACACATGAATGGCTTTGGGTGTGATATACCAAGGTGCATCTATATAGTTATCTAGCAGGAGAATAAACTCACTCTTGTACTCAAATTTGGCGTCATATTTGACTTTGAGATCTCTAATTTTGGCCTGGCAAAGAGCTGTGTATCCGGCTTCGGTAAGACGCAGTCCACCTTTGGGTTTAACTCTTAAATTTTGCCACCAAAGTCTTTTACAATTTCTTAGACTTTTATCATCGGTTGGCAGTCCTAGCTGTTCTGCCACATAGCGTGTTATTTCAATCTTTTGATTCATTGGTGACTCTTTCACCGGTGGTTAGTTTGTATACAGAAAAATCTTCTGTGTTAAAAAGTTTATTCATTTTATCGGCAAGATTGTGTGCATGACCGGCATTGGAAAAGCTGACTTTTTTATATTTAGGACCTATGTGTTGTGCTACTACACTACTGGTTTTTAAGTTGATAGGTTTGTCTTTATAAAAAACTGCCCAGATTGCTTCTGCTTCAAGAACTTGTTCTACCTTAAATGTCTTTTTGCTAATATTTTCTAATATTACATTAGGTTTAGGACGGCTCATATACACATATCTCCAAAATGGTATGTGTATTTATTATACTTTGTGAGTTAAAAAAACCCGCCATTCATTTTGACTTCGATATCGCCGGATGGTAAATTAGTCATTACTTGATCTAATTCACCTGCCAGCCTTGTCATTACCACACTGAGACTATTTTGTAGATCAGTTACTTCTTTAATAGAAAGTGTTAGGTCTCGTTGATTGCTTTTAATAGCAACACGAGCACGATTTAAAAAATCTTCAATGGGCAGTGTGTTTAATTCTTTCATGATTTATTTGCAATATTTAACTGAATTTTCATTTCTTCTTCAGTTTTAAATGGACCTTGAAACGGATATCTCTGTAGTGTAATTAGTTTAGGACAATAGGCCTTGGTCCATCCTTTGCGAAATTCAATTAGATAATATCCGGCACAATATCTGCTTTTACTTTTGAGATTTTTAACGTATAGTGGTAGTCTATTTCGTAAATTGAATACAGGATCATAGGGTTTGGTTTTGCAGGGGTAATCATAGATAGAGTAATTTTTATCTTCTTTATCTGTTTTTATTTTTTTAATATTGTCTTCGAACAGTGCAATGCCTAATTGAGATTTAACTTCGGCTAGATTTTTAAAAGAGATCTTTTGTCCATTTCGCAAAAATGCATAGCCCTTTTTCTCTTTACTAATACTGCCAATTTTCTCAGTGCCGTATTTGATTAACCATTCTTTATTTGGTATTAAATTTTTTGCTGTCGATGATGTCATTGAGCATACCTTGCGTTAAGTGGTTCTGCATAACTTTCTACTTGTTCACTGATCTTTTGCAAGTCAAAAGCCGCACAGAATTTAAGTAATCTTATTCCTACCTGTGGAATATTTTTTGCCTTTTCAATTTCTTGATCTATTGTTTCTTGAATAATTTTTTTAATCTCGGGTGGTTGAGCAGTAAGGTCGCATAGTTGTACATTGCGTTGATAATCATCTAGCACACGATGTTCAACACCTTCATGATCGACCCATCTCTGTAACATCATGTTATTCCAGTTGTAACCACGAGTTTTTCTATCGGCAAATGCTTCACGCAGACCAACTTTATTTTTAGTTCCTTTTTCTCTCACACCAGGATAAGCACTGAAGATGTTATCGCTAGTATCTCCACGCATACACTTTTCAAACAGTAGCCATTCGGGCTCAGGAGCAGGTTTTACTGCTTTAGTCTTTTTATCAATTACCGGTTTACCCTTCTCATCGTAGTAGCCTTCGTGAGTAGTAGTGACACCCATAATGCCGTTATACTGACGAACATTGGGTGCAATAAGTTGAGCAAAGTCACCGTCTGTACTAATGATCACATGATTATCGTTGGGATGACTTTGAATCCATCCGGCAATGAGATCATCAGCTTCCAGTTGTGGATTATGTAGCACACTGGTATTTGTTTTGTTCAGCACAAAGTCTTTAAACTGATCAAATGTTTCCCAAAATACACGTTCTTCTTCTGCTTCTCGTGGGCTGTGTGCGGCACGAGCTTCTGCCCGTTGTCGTTTGTAAGGAGCATAATGATCCTTTCGCCAGCTACGCCCCTCCAAGCAGAAGATGACATGGTTGCCTTTGAAGTCTCTCCAGGCCTTGCGAACACTGCTCAATACGGTATGAATGCTCATACCAATTTTGTCATTGAGGTCGCCTCGAACCACGTGCCGAGCACGGAAAAAAGTATTTGCAGTATCGACTAAAATATAAGTTTTGCTCATTAACTGATCTCAGTTCGCCCATCATCACGAAGGGCACGGTTAACATATCCAGACCCACGGCGGCTCATATCAACACCTTGTTCAGTTCCGACATTACGGCACAGTTCAGTAAACCAAGCATCAACAATGGCCTCATCTGTTTCTCCAGTGTATCCAGCACTGCGTAATTGTAGCACAAAGTATTCATTCCAGTCAAGTTCGAAAAATCCATTACGAATGTTTTCTTTATTGACATGAGTAGTTAGTACAGCTACCCAAGGTTCCTTGTTAGCAGTGGCAATTTCTTTTTCGGTTAGAGCGGCCTTGGGTTCGGGAGCAGGCGCGGTTTTTTCTTCGGCTTTCTTTTCAAAAAAGAGTTTTTTAAACCATTCCATTACGTACCCCATGCGTTGCGGAAGAGCGGTATTTGAAGTCTATCGCTATATCGTAGACCATTTTTCATAGCCAGCATAGCTACATTTTTATTGTTCATAGAATAGATACTTTCTACCCCACCTACTGGCATTAGATAAACGTGCCCAGTAAATCCAGCCGCACGATATTCAGCAATGGCTCGTTGGGCATCGGCAAAGTCTTGTTCTGTGGCAATAACAAATTTCAGATAGGTTGTGCCATACTGTTCGTATTCACAGACCACTTTGGGTTTGATAGCATCCTCCCACGCCTCTCCGCTACAAGGTAATTTAGCACTGACACTAAAAGTAATCTCTCTTTCACCTGACCCAAGATCGTGCCATCTTTCAAGATATTCTTTAAATTCTTTAGATAGCTTTTGAGTGCCATTTGTTTCAAATGTAATTTCTTTAAGACATGACATTCTAGGATGATCTAACAAGTCTGGATATTGACGTTGCCATCCTAACAATGGTTCACCACCTGTAATAACCAGATGTTCGTCACGCCATTCACCGTGTGGAAGAATCTCCATAATTCGATTGGCAATAGCATCTGTGGTCAGTAGCGGGCTTAGATCTTTAAATGCTGGATCCCAACTGGCATAGCTGTCGCAGCCTGTGCTCACAAGTGGCAGATCTTTATAGTCTTTGAACGGAGTATTGCCGTGAGCAAATGCTACGTTTACTCGTTCTACACTTTTTCCTCCACGCGGCATGCCAAATGAGTCGCAGGTAAAATTACAGCCAAAGGTGCGAAGGAACACACTAGGAACCCCCATATATCGCCCCTCTCCCTGAATGGAGTAGAATAGTTCACTGATCTTTAATTTGCTCATAGATATTTGACCATTGTTTAAGTTTTTCAAATTTGGCCAGTTTGGCCTTTTCGATATTGTGTTGACTAATTACACCATTCATTTCCAGTAGAGTAATCATTGCTACTAGATCGCCTAGTTCTTCTTCAAGATGTTCTCTATTACTTTTTGGTTTGCCTGGCTTGATATTGTCCAACCCAAACCTAAAACACTTGCTGATAGCCTGAGTAACTTCGGCGCACTCCTCTTGAGTGATCAGTAAGATTTCATCAATTTTATTCATATTAGATACCATGTGTTGTCTGTGAGTAAATAGTATACGCTATTATTTAGGCCTTGTCAACAATGAACCAATTAAAAACTCAAATTACCTGGCATCTTAACGATTACTGTAAAGCGGAATGTAGTTATTGCCCCATTGCCTCAAGAGGTGGTGGGTTGCCTAGAGATACAGTCGAGTATGTTCGTATAACCAATCTACTGATAAATCATTATGCCAGCCTTGGTAGAACAATAGATTGGACATTCGATGGTGGCGAACCTTTGGATATGGATGGAACAGTAAGGATTTTAAAATTATGTAAAGATGCCGATGGGCACATTGAACTCCATACAGGCGGCGGGCAATTATGGATGGATTGGTGGGCAGTTGAACCACAAGTTGATCGATTGAGATTGAGCTATCACTATTGGCAAAATCCCAGTTTGATAAAATACATTATAGAATTGTTTTTATCAAAATCAAAACCTATTGATGTTATTGTTCCTATTCGTCCTGATTATTTTGATGAAGATCTTGAACGAGCATTGGCAATAGAGCGTGAATATAAATTTGTAGTAAGTAAATCTGTTTTGTATAAAAATGCCATGGCCGAATCTGGAATGTACCCTTATACCAATGAACAATTAGATATAATACAAGGTCGTAAAGCGGTAGAACAAAAAATACATTTCGAATCGACTACCTGGCAAGAACGACACGAAGAAAAATATAATACCAATCCAATTTATAGCGGAATGTTATGTAATGTGGGAATAGAACGTTTGAGAATAAACTACAATGGATGGGTGGCAGGTAGTGATTGTAATAATCAACCTTTAGGAAATATTTGGTCAGAATGGTGGAGCCCGCCAAAGGAGCCCCAAATATGTTCTATGCAGGCCTGCGTATCACAGGCCGATCAACAAATTACCAAATTTAAAAACGTTGATTGAACATAACACCGGCAACATTGTCACTAGCACCAAGTTGGCCACGATAGTTTTGACGATTTTCTACAAATGCCAGAACATTTGAGCGATCCTCATCTTTAAACTTGTAGTAAAGACCTACTCGTGTTTCGTGTACAGTAGCAGCAAGATTTTGACGGCTATTTTGGATTACATTGAAGTTACTATCTAATCCAACAGGTGCGTTAACATCTGCCATAGCACGATATACTGATACAGGTTGGTACACCATTAGACCCAGTGAGTTTTTAGTATCGAGCCGATGTTCAGCACCCGCAGTCCAAGTATAGCTAAGAACAGATCCAAGATTTTTAACAGTATCGCTTGAGCTAGCGGCTAGTGTTACGCCGTGTGTAACATTGGCATAGAAATTGGTCTTGCCAACAGTACGATCAATACCCACACCAGTAAAGTAAGTAGAACTCATCTTATTATCACCACCGCCACTAAAACTATTTAGAGCATTACCTAGCCAAGTATTATTCTCTACAAACATACCAGAGGTAAATTTAACATCGGCATATTCACTGCGTGATCGATAACTCATTTCAATCATGCCAGGGTTATTTCCTACCAGATTAAAATTGTTGTTGCGATAAAGATTAATTTCAAAATCGCCAGACTGATTATGAACATAGTCTGTATAATTGTTAAATTGGCTGTAGTTATTACCGGTAGTATATGGCATTGCTGCCTGCGCTACGTTGAAATAACTTTGATTATTGTAGGCAGTCAGTGTTTTACCTGAAATATAAAAGTCACGTTGGAAACTGTCAACTACCATAAGACCGCTGACTTTTCCTGTGCTGGCACTACCACTGGTCACCAATACAGGTTGAACGGCAGTAGTTGTTGGACCGCTAAGACGACCTGTTGTAGGAATACCCAACGTACCAATTGGACGAGTGGCCTTGTCGAGGTCCATTAGTCCTTGTCCGTACAATTCTGGTTTGTATCCTGGCAGGTTTTTATTGGCTGTAACGAACAGTAGTTGAACAATGTTAGCACCGGTCATTTGTGGCCACATTTGGTGGATAATGGCTACACCACCGCTAATAGCTGGAGCAGCCATTGAAGTACCAGTCATATTACTCAATCCAGTGCTGTTTAGACTGGTTGGAACAGTTGAACTAATGCCAGTTCCTGGAGCCAGGAGATAAAATTGACTCATACGATACTTGTCTTGACACACATTAGCAACTACTACTTGGCAAAGTGTAGCAGCAGCATTGCTATTCGGTCCTAGTCCAGTATTACTTTGCTCGTTCCAGTTTCCAGCAATAATGACTCGGCCGCCTAACAATAGGTTTCCGCTCTTATCAGTAGCAGTAGCAATTTGGGCTAATCCGCCTGCCCAAGCAGTGGCATCATTACCGGCAGCCAGCACCAATACCATATTACCTTTCATGGCATCTACCCATTGTTGGGGATTTGACATGCCTGGCAAATTTCCAGTATTTGTATAGATAGTAGAATAAACACCGGGAGCAATCAGTTTTGCTCCAATAGCAGTTGCCGAAAGAGTGTTACTAAAGCTCAAATTGGCAACATCGGCATTGTTATTATTGGCCCATTGGACACCATTACCGAGAGTAGTGGTAGTGGCCGAACCGTTATTAGTAACTTTGCCAATAAGTAGAGTAGCGTCAAATGCTACTCCTTCTACACCAACTCCGTTATGTGCCGCGGCAGCAATACCTGCCACATGGGTGCCGTGTCCAAGATTGTCAACAATGCTGCCACTGTTGGAAAAGTCTTGAATCAACTTAATGCGATTAGCAAATTCGGTATTTTTAGTGTCAATACCAGAATCTAAAATAGCAATTACACTGCCCTTGCCTGTAAATCCACGACTCCAAGCGGTGCTGGCGTTAATGGATTGTAGGGTTCGACTTTTGTAGTATTCGCTAGTTTCCCAAACTGACGTTTGAGTTTGAGCAACTGCCCCTGTAGAAAGTAAAAAGGCAATACTAGCAGCTAATTTTTTAAGTTTCATTGGATTTCCTTACTATGTAAGACTATTTAACGGAGTTAATGTTAAGACTATTGTAGCAAAAATGTACAAACAGGTCAAGTTAATACTTGGATTGACGCGAGTGTTGTCTATAATCAACACTGTCTCGACGCCATTCTTCCCCTCGGCCTTCAATAATATCCAGGGTGCGATCAATACAGCCATTAGTCCAATCACTGATCTTACCCTGATTTGGATGTTCTTGTTTGAGAAGATTTTCTAGTTTCTGGATAGCATCTTCTAAACTCCAAGGAACATACAGTCGTTCGTGATCATTAGCAAAGGTTTCTGGAAAACTGCGATATGCTGGGAACAACACATTACAACCAAGAGAGTCGGCCTCACTAACTGTGTTACTGGTCCAATCTTGTAAAGCACAATTAAACAATACACGAGTATCGTTTAGGATACGATAGTATTCGTTCTTTTCCAAATCCTCATAGATTGTCAATAGACCTTTTGCTTCTAACTCTCGCGCCCTTTCTACATAGCGAGCACCATTTGAACGGAGTCGACTTCCGGAAAGAATACAGAATTCTACAGGTTTGCGATTTTGTACTCGGGCAATATCATTTGGATAGCGACGGACCCATTCTTTGATTAGGTCCATATAAAAGTCTGGTTGTTTTTCTTGGTCCCACCGAGCAGAAAATGCCACACGATGAGAGCGATTTTCAAATGGTGTTACATCATTCACACGACTCATCACTTCTTGCTTTCCAAAAGCAAGACCGGAGATATTGTAGATTGGAGCAGTCCACCCAGCAATCTTCATGTGCATGACCATTTCTTCGTTACTGGCCAACACGCCGTCTACAAACGAGTCAACCATTTTCTCATAATGCCCCATCCACTTCGACATACCCCAGACGTGAACAAAATCATCTGGATCAATAGACTGAGCAAGACAGCGAACAAAAATGCGAGGGCGATGCTCACTACCGATTTGATTGAGAATATAAGGTAGGCTTTCAATGCCCGGCTGAAACATGTCCTCAAAGTAGACAACATCTTCATTACTGCATTCTCCGGCCTTCATTGACTTAACTAGATTCATTAGTTGCGACATACCGAAATATGTGCGACCATGAGCATCGAGAACTTGACCAGTAACGATTGCTTGATCACTGCTGAGTGTTTCTCCGGGAACGATTTGGTAGTCAATACCGCGTCGTTTGAATACAGTCTCGTTCCAATCTTGTAGTTGTAGGGTATAACGAGCCTTATATGGCTCAAGCCCCATATACCAAAGTTTTCTCATGCTTGATCGGCCTGCTGACGATTGTTGCCGCGACGATTATTTTCGTACCGACTGCGGCGTTTGAATTCCTTATACTCCGGGCTACGATAAAGATCCTTTTCGTCATAGCGCATAAGGTTAAAGCGACAAACGTCGAGCCATTCTTCAAGATCATCAAAGATCTTGCTGACTTCGGGTTTCATACGAAAGGATTTAGTGATATAAGCTGGTTGTGCCATTTTGATTTAAAAATAAAAAAAGTTTAAAAAATATTATTAAGGTTTATACTCAATAATTCCGTCGGATTCTCCGTCTTCGGAGACCACAATTTCATAATACCGTTGCCCGTATTTAGGAAGTAGATGATTTTCTAAAATATCTGTAGCAATCATCTCACAACTTTTGTGATTTTGATTTCCAGATTTAATAAATTCTTGTAATGCCCATTTGACTAAGAAAAATTCCAATTCACGATCTAGATGTTCGACTGAAATTTTCACTTCTACTTTGAACATATGACGATGTTCATTTTCGAGAAACTGAATACGAGGATCAATTGTTCCAGCATTTGGATAATAATGAAACCCTTCAAATTCTGTGCGAACTTTGATAAAAGTCATTTTATTTGGGCGAACGTCCTGTTTAATAATCATTCTGGTGTTGCTTCTTTTTTAGTTGCTGTTTTAGGTGTCTTGGCCTTGGGTTTTTCTGGGAGATTGTCTTTCATCATATTATACATTTCCCACAGTTTCCAGTCAATACTTTCCAACAGTTTAAGCATACGCTCGTCTGAACTGGCTTCTGGAACACCTTTGGTAATTTTACTAGTGATCATTTTAGGATTTCGTCCTTGTTATATTGTTCCCAGCCTGTGAATTTACTACGATCCATCAGAGTGTGTAGGCTGTGGCACCACACTCCAGGATTGGTTGCGTTAAAATCTCGATCGTCAATTTTAATCATTGTGTTATAATTCCATAATTTTACATATGGAATACTAATACGAATCTGTGGAATAAAATTGTTGAATTCACAAAGACCATTTTCGTGAAATTCTTCAACTGCACTGATAGGAATATCCAAGCTACAGAGATAATCTCTTCTGAGAAAATTCTCAATCATTTCTTCCCAAGCCCGCCAATATTCTGGATTGTCTGCCGGTGGGTTGAAACTGTGATTAGCGCCAAAGAAAATGTGTTCACACCCTATCAGATGTGTTTGAATATCTTGAAACCTCTGTAGACCCACAACAAAAAGTGTTTTTTTACCGTAAGCAGGAGTATGTTCTACCTCTATTCCGGTAAAAAAGTTTACGTTGTCTGTGGATTCGGTCGCGTATGTTCTTTCCATATATCTATTATAGTGTAATTGATAAAATTAATCAATCGTAATTTTTGCCAATTTATTCATCAATCTCTTTTAATTCTAATGGGCCATAGAACCAATATTCGGTATCGTCGTTAACCCACCCGTCGTTTTCAAGTCCTTCGATGAAATCCTCTTCGCATAATTCTTGTATTCTTTCTTGTTCCTCTTCACTCATATCTTCTGGAAAGTCCCAATCAACCCAACAACCATCATCGAGTATGTCTAACTCCCAGTCATATTCTGAGTTGGTCAGAAGATATCCATCTTCATTGTCAAGATCAACATCGGGTTGTTCATCACTTTCGCATGAAAAGGTTCCCCAACGATAACCTTCTTCTCTGGTAATAGTAACACTTTCTTTATACCAAAATTGTTTCTCTACAGCATTTTTCTTTGATGCTGTTGATAATTGCCAGATTGACATTTTATTCTCCTAATAGTCCTTGTTCAAGAGCCCGAAGTTTTTCGTCTTCGGGATTTTCTAACCAAATTTCATCTGCTCGTGTAACTTCTTCAACTGAAAAAAGGCTACCAAACAGATTATCGCTCTGACCATTAGTGGTATTTCTAGCACCGGCAATACTGGTTAAAAACGATTTGGCATTGGGTTGTTCAAGCATATCCATTGCCTCTGTGAGATTTTTAGTTGCAAATAGTTCCTCAACAAAACGATCAAAATACAAAATGCTACGCGGAACCCATTCGCTAAATTGGTTACTGTTGAGATTTTTAGCATTGAGTTTATTCCATTCGCGCCAATCTGGTTTATATTTGGTACATTCAATATCAGCCAATTGATTGGCTCGCTGAACTGCTACAATATGACAATAGACATTATGTCCCATCATTAGTGCGTAGGCAAAACTATCCCAACTGGTAGAACCTATTTTTCCAATCTTGTTTTTCATAGTAGGATCATACCAGCAGATATCGCCCATTACTAGCCTGCGGCCGATTTCCGATTCGAATGGGAATGGGATTGTGGATTCTGCAAGTGCTTTGTTATCTGGTGCCTTGTCCATAACAACACTGAACTTTTTGGACGTGTGGATCGCGTTGGTGTAAGTGAGTCCGTGTGCAGTTGCGACAAACGGTGAGGCGCAGTCAAAAGATATGGTAAGGTTTTCATTGATATGTTCTCTGATTCGTCGTTGAATTGAAGTTAAATAGCAAGCCCAGTCCAGTTGAGCAGTTCCAAGAAAGTGTATCCAATCTTTTCCTTTAAGTAGTCCTTCTTCACGCAAGATCATTAAGCGTTTCAGTGTCATGTCCATCTTGCTCATATTAACACCACCAAATGCCCAGCCTTCAAAAGCCTGATCACCGTAGATGTTATTGTCGCTGTATTCTTTAACACCTTCATACCATGTTTCTGCACTAAGCCAATCACTGCCCTGCAGAACATTTAGGTATTTTGTTTTGCCTTGACGATTTTTTAGGAAGAATTCATTATTGAATCTGGTTTTCGTTAAGCAATCATCTGGACTGGTCAACCCGGTTCTGGCTTGGTTATTTTTATCACAGGCCCAGATAGGAACATCTAATGTCATTGACCAATCTGCGGTTGCTTCTAACCAATTAACAATTTCACTGCGTGTTTTATTTGCTGATGCTCCTTCAAAGTCTTTCCAGTCAAATTTGAGAATACCTTTACCAATTTGGTATCCTCCTGAGTCTCCGAGAACCATGGTATTAGCACGATCTCGTTGTTGCAGCATTGAATCGTCGGTAAGAGCCTTTTTAAGATCCAGTTGAGCATGACCTGCAGAATACAGAGAATACTTGTAGGTAAAATACCCTTCTTCAGCATTAAGAAAGTTCATACCTTCAATGCCGCGATCAAACCCTGCAGGCATACGCTCTTTAGGTATATATTCGCTGAGCCGTTGTTTTGCTACATAGGTGCTATAAAAACTTGAGATTGCTGGAAGGAAAACAGCATAGTCCTTTTGTAGCGGAGTTAAGTTAATTGGTGGTCTCTGCATTTTTACTCAATATAATTGTTGCTTTTAACTGATCTTTGGCTCGTTTAACATTTTCATATGCTGCCTTTACAGCAGGATAATCATGTGATAAACTTTCTAATTCCATTTCTTCACGTCGTTTATCTCTGGCCCAGTCTAAAATACCGATTGCCTCGTTATCTAATTGTATACTGGCATGAGAACTTTGTAAAGTTTGCCAATTCACACCATCGTATACTTCTATATTGTTAGTGGAAGTATTGTATCTCATATTACCCACTAGATTATTTGTGTTATTATACGAGTGGATATAGGTGGTAGCAGGCTGTCCGCCGGATACCATAAGATACTTACCGCCCTGAAATATACTTTTTATCATGCTTGCGCTGGAATAATATATTTGTAAGTAGCCAGGCCGCTGTCCAGTGTGATCTGCATAGCGCCTTCGTTGCTAAAACTGATTTTGGCATTGTTAGCGTCGGCAATTTTAAGAATGCCCAACACAGGTGCCACAGGCCAAGTCCATGCTTTGTTAATTTTACCAGTAATACCAGTAGCAAATACAAACTCTCCACCGTGAGTGCTGACATCACCAAACGTAAATTTCAATTTGTCTCCGTCAGTTTTTGCCAAAAAGGTAACATGTTCTGTATTGGCGCCAGCCTGGAATTGAAATCTTTGAATAGCGCTAACAGTAGGTTCAACTTCTACATCCCATTTGACGCCGCGGAATTTAACAGTTTTGAGTTTCTCGTTGATGATATCTTGATTCATAAAACGATAATCATTTTTAAAATCGCCATCCGCATTTTCAAAGTGGAGACCGACTGGAACCAATTCTCCATTGCGAGTTTCGCGAACTACTTCGATGGTAGCATCTTCTTGATATTCTTTGCCATCAACCAGGTAACGAAGTTTTTCCAATTGAGGCATACCAAATGTGCCAATCATTTCTGGATGAGGATCGGCAGTTTCGGCGTACATGATCAAAGTGCGATCTTCAGCCATAGAGTCGATCAGTGTTTGTTTATCAGTACCGGTAACTTTAACAATGTTCAGTATACCGAGTTTTTGAGTATGTGCAACGATGTCTTGTAGAATATCTTTCATGTTTTATTTCCTTTGTGTTATTTTATTTAGATTTTTTGTAAAGGTCAAGTAAAATTTATTCAAATGAAAAAAGATTACCAAATGTATTGTTTTGTGTAGTTGAGTTTAAATCCCATTCCAAAACCCCAATGAGATTATCCAGTTTGTTATTAATGATAGTGGCTTCCATCTCGCCGTGATCGAATGGCAATTCCTGGAACCATTTAGGTAAACGCAATTCGTCTACTGGATATGCCACGCTGGTATATCCTAATGGATTATCTTTGAGTTTACACACAATCACTTTCATACCATCGACAATATTCATAGAATATTTGTCGCCGTTCATTCGCTTGAGCGTATTCCAATTAATACTTGCTCTGACATGACCAGGCATATTTGCCTTGCCAGCCTTCTTCTCTTTATCGGCATATTCTGTAATGTTGTTTGCCCTTTTGGGACTGCCTTTTTCCCAACCCGGACGAGTCTTAAAATCTGTTCTAAATTCACTGATTCTCTCCAATATTTCTTCTTCTTGGGCACCGTTCAACACCCGAGTTAGAATTTCTTCTAAGAACTTTTGCATAAATTCCGGGGTATCACTGCGTTTGAGATCTAGCCCCATGGCCTTGATCTTGCCAGGTTTGCCATCTACATCAAGTCGTTTGCCTTCTTTGTCATAGTTAAGAACAGCATAGCGTTTTTTGGTAATGAACAGGCCTTTGATAGCAACAATCTCTCTACCGGCCTTAATAACCTCGCCACGTGATTTAGGGCAATGGAATGCTTCTAACATAAATTGGGCAAAAGTTGAATTCACTTCATCTGCTACGGTATCATATAGTTTGACCACAGTATCTTTGTCCCAGGCAATTTCTCCCTTGGCAATTTCATTCTTCAGTGCGGTATATGCAGTAAAGTATGCACTGTCTGTGTCTCCATAGATAACGGCTTTTCCTACGTGATTATAATCTCCAGTTATAACTTCGTTGATCTTACCAGCCATATGTCGGGCAATTGCACGGCCGGTAAGGGTGGTAGATTGACCAATACGATTATCAAAGAACCTACAACCAGCATTAAGAATAGCACCGTATAGACTGTTAAGATTAATTTTCTTGACCAGTTGTCGTTTGTCCCAGTATTCTTCTTCAATTTTATTCTCCGCTTTGATAGAGTCTCGTAGTTTGGCCTGCATTTCTTTACGTTCGGCATACCAACGTTTCAGCAGTCCAGGAATAATACCTTCAAATTCGTGTGTAAAGATTGTGCCATTGGCACTGAGCATCCATGGTTTACCACTATTGAAGATCATTTCGTAGATTTGAGCACCGCTCATAATCTCAGTTCGGCCATCTTCCCAATCGACCACAATGTCATGACTGCGATCTTGTGCCATAACAAATTCGTATTCATTGGTACCAAATTTTCCTTCCCAGGAAGCGGCAAAACTTGAACCCTTGGCCATTTTAGTGTCAATATCTGCTCGGGTATAATCCATACGCAATTGGCCTACAATAGTCTCTGGGCCCATGTTTAGCGCACGAATTACTGATGGATACAGACTGTTGATGTCCATAGATCCAATCCAATCGTGGAGCCCTTTTTTAGGATATGCTACATATGCACCGGCTGCCTGTGTATCGGTTCCATCCTCGCTACGTTTGGGTCTACTAGGCACAATCATTCCTCGACGATGGGCTTCGTTAACAATGGCCTGTTCTGTTACAGCCACAGCACCCATAGTAGTAGCCAATAGCACAGTATTTTCGTGTGCGATGGTATTGGCTAGATCCAGGAACTTGAGCTTTTTGTCGAGTTTGTCCAGAAGGGCGCAGTCTTGCCTATTGTATTCGATAAATTTGCGGAAGTCGTTGTTGTAGAGTTGGTCCAGAGATCCTTCGTAGACTGTTTTGTTTTCGCCGATTTCCATTTCTCCGATGGCATCCAACCGGTATGTGTGACGTTCTTCATAAGTGTATTTTCTGTAAAGTTCCAATGAATCTAAATGAACACGACCAACTAGGTCATATGTAACAGCAGTTTTTCCATACTTTTCATATTCACGTTTTTTAGGCATTTGATCCCACAGACAAAACCTGCGAGTATCTTCTTTGCTTAAAACTTTGGTGACTCTATTTACCGTATATGGTATATCAAATCCTTCGCTGTTCCATCCACTAAGCACATCGGCATCTTCGATTAGATTAAGGAATGTATCTAACATTTCATATTCTGTTTCAAACAGGATAGTGTTAGGAAATTCTTTAACCTGTTCAGTGGCCTGTGCCATGGTCAGTGTTTTAGGTGGGACAGCCAAGCATACCAGTGTGTCTAGCCATTGTAGATGTACAGCAATGGCAGTAATAGGCATAAATGCATCATCCGGCGATGCATATCCGCGTTCTGGATCAAAGTCTACCTCGATATCAAAAAATGCTACATTTAGTTTTGGAGCATCTCTATCCAAGTAGTTTTCTTCTAGACATCGAAATATAGGATTCATGTCGCTTTCATAAAGTTTATGATTGCTGTGAATCTTTTGTTCTTTGGTAAATTCTTTGAAACTTTTAGCCGTTACACGATTCAACGGCTCGTTATGAATGCTGCGATATTTTCCTCGAGCATCTGGATAATAGAAAACGTATCGGGCGGCGTATTCTTGATAGATACGACCTTTTTTTGGATCTCTTTCAATAACCTGGACGATGTCTCGGTCACGATCCCAGCGGGCATCAACGTAACTCATAATTTTTCTCCTTTTGAGATTTGCGGCTCTCAAATACCTCAATGATCATTTGTGGCTGATCTAACCTTACTCAATGTGTATTTATTAACAGTCTCACCAGGCCTGTGGAATCAATGGTGACAAGCAGGAGGTAGTTAGCCAGCATACCAAATGAACGGCGAGTCCAAGCAGCCCAGGCATAGATAGCACAACCAGTAATCCAAAGAGGGTACATGTAAATAAAGGGAGGCGATGGTACTGTTCCAGCCATCGCAATAGCACACCCAATACTAATAGCCCAAGCAATGAGCTCCATAATAAACCTAAAACGATTGGATTCATAATCATTCCTAATCCATTCCAGGGTCGGCCTGAACAGAGTATTAATCATTATTTATTCGTCATCCTTGCGGCGATTGGCATGACCACTGATATCCACAATGGATTCTAAATCGTCAAATTCACGGAATACTTGGTCCCACGTATCTTTCTGGGCAATACGAATCGCCTTGCGAATGACACTAGGTTTAACATCCAATTCTTCGGCAACTGCTTTGATGGTATCGTTAAGACCTTCGGTAAGATCTTGGATTTCCTGCATGACTGTAACCCCTTCGGCGACGATCTGTTTGATCTTGGCCTGTTCGGGCGCACCATATGCTTTACTCATAGAATAATTCTCCTTATACACTAGTATAAGCGATTACTTTGTTGTTGTCAAGAATGTATTGGCAAATGTTTCGCAAAGTCTGCGTATATCAGGATTAGCAGATTCTTCTAGTGTGAATTCACGTTCATCGTGTTGATCATCCCCCTGGGTAGGATCCATATAGCCACAATAGACTTTACGGACTGGGCTGCGATTAATTAAATCGGTACAACTTTCTTTGTAGCGATCATCTGCTGTTACATCGTGTAATTCATTACACGGGCTCAGTGTGGTAATGATAATACTGCCTTCGGGTATCTCACCATATTCTCTGTTGTATTTGTCTATAGCCACACGCTCGGCATGAACCCGTGTCCCATCATCGGCAGGTTGATTTATTCCAAATACAGGACGGTTGTCGGGATCCAACACACAGGCAGCAACCATGCCATAATGTTCAGCTTCTTTTTGTTGGCCGCGAACAATCATTTCACACAGTTCAACTAGGATATGATCCAGTTTTTTTAGATTATGTATTTCATATCTATCTGGATCATAGACTTCGATTATTTTCATTTTTTCTGAATCTGTCTATAGCGAGCCACATCGGCCATATGACGTTTTTTCTCATCAGTCTTGTTTCTAAACTGTTTATACTTGACAGGATCTGCATTTACAAAATCATCTCGCCATACCTCGGGAGTATCATTTACGCTGAGTTTTTGTTCTAGTGCAGCGGATAATGATTCCATGTAAGTATCTTCTTTCATTTGACCTAATAGTTCTTGTGCTTTTTCTACACTGATCATATACCTACCAAATCTGTTAGGATCTGCTGCCTTCTCTAAATATTCTCTGCTATAGCCTGATCCTGCAGCCGGTGTACTTGGTTGTGCTACTGGCGGTTTGTAGTTTGGATTCTTAGCTAACCAATCTAACGCAATTTTAGCATCGTCAACTGATATCATATACCTGCCAAATCTGTTAGGATCTGCTGCCTTTTCTAAATAGTCCGGAGCATAATTAACACCTCTAGGTGGTGTATTTGATTGTTGAGCAGCATGTTGGTTTATTGCCTGTTGACCGGCCATTTGCGCATTGGCAAAATCTCTGGCCTGTTCCGGACTCATTCCCGGGGGCGGTAAAGACATTCCACCTTCCTTAACCTTCTTAGGTAGTCCGGCGTGTTTAGTTTTGGCAAAATCTTTTACATCTCCCTTGCTCATGCTCTTAGCAGTTTTCTTTAGTTCGGCACTGGCACCGGGAATCTTTTTACCTTTCTGCATAGCATGAACCATACCAAAGAACTTTTGCTGTTGCTGACTAACTGCTTTTTCGCTTAGTTCGCGACTTTCTTGAGCATCACCACCAACTAGATCTCCGGCTCTCGCTGGTCGTTTCATACTGCCTTTGAGATGTGCTGCTGGCCCTAGTTTGTTTTTATTACTGCCTGCAAAAGAACTTTTTGGTAACATGGCCTCGACCGCATCTTCTTCTTTAAAACGTTCTTGGCTGGTAAAAATATCACCGAACTTATTGCCTAACATACTGACCAGTTTTGCTTTTTGTTTTTGATCTACAGTGATACTATCGCCTTTGATATTGAATCCTAAATTCATTCCACGTAGCTGTTGAGCAAATCTTGGATCTTTAAAACGATAAGTGGTCATACCGGGCTGTTCTATGGATTTGCCACCCATTTGTGTTTGTGGTTTTACACCCATTACTTTACGTGCTGCTCCAGTTTCGGGATCAATGCGTAATATATTACCGCCGGTTGTTTCGCCGTCGTCTTCTTCATCATCCTCTGGTTCTTGATATATTTTCATACGACGATCGTCACCGGCTTCGATGTAGTCTCTTAGTTGTTTAACATCTTCGCCTTGATCGCTTTTTAGTGCGGAACTGTGAATAATAAATTCTGCTGCTTCAGCACCCACAAAATCCACATCTCTAAAAATGGTTCTCAGTTGTTGGATTGTGGATCTAAAGTCGTTGAACAAGAAATCGATCTTTAGTTTAGTCTTGGCGCCAGATTTATCCCTAGTGCCACGCTTGCTGATCTTGTGCATAACATCCTGTGGGAATGATCCAAAGTCGCCAAACACATGAGTAGCACCTGCGTTATCTGCTTTGACAATAATGAATAACTTACCACTTGGGCGATCTAGTTCGGCTAGTTGAGATTCTTTTGTATCTTTGTCAGCCAATCTACGATAGCGATCGGCATTTCTATAATATTTTTCAGGATCCATATTACGAGTCATAGCATTGTGAGGCTTCATGCCCATAGATTTTAAATCTTGATGTACTTCATCGCCCTCGTCATCAAGTCTATCGGCTTTACTACGCAATCTTGATTTGATAGTAGGATCGACTTTACGTAGTATCTGCTTCAAGCCTTCCTTCACATCTTTCGTGACCTTAGCCGTGCCAACCATTTGGTCTCGTGGTTCAATAGGGGGAGTTTTTCTATCCTGTTCTTTACGACGCCGTGCTGCCAAATCAGCCACTGAGCCTTTGCGTGGGGCTTTTTTACCATAACTAAATGGGCCGCCTTCCGCCACACCTTGCTGG